GCAAAGGAAGGAGCGGTAGTCAACGGGATTTCAGTCTACGGTGTTGCTTCTCTGTTGGAAGTGGTGCAGCTTCTGACGGGTACGACGGAAGAGAAACCGGAGTATGTTGATATCAAACAACTTTTTGCTGCAGAGGATAAGGGAGTATACACTGATTTTGCAGAAGTAGCAGGGCAGAAGGCTGCTAAGCGTGCGATTGAAATTGCGGTGTCCGGTATGCATAACATCCTTATGATCGGACCTCCCGGATCCGGTAAAACCATGCTGGCAAAACGCATTCCGACAATAATGCCGGAGCTTACCTTCGAAGAAAGTATGGAAATCTCAAAAATTTATAGTATCGCCGGTCTGATGGAACAACAGCCCTTAATCTCAAAGCGCCCCTTCCGTAGTCCGCATCATACAATCACGACAACAGCATTGGTTGGTGGAGGCAGTATACCAAAACCGGGGGAGATTAGTCTGGCTCATCTTGGTGTCCTCTTTCTGGATGAGCTTCCTGAATTTCAGAAGAATACAATCGAGGTGTTGCGGCAACCACTAGAAGATAAGTCCGTCACCATAGCCAGGCTCAGTGCCTCTTATCGATATCCGGCAGGCTTTATGCTGGTCGCAGCGATGAAACCATATGTAATACTTGCATAAATTAATCAAAAAAGTAATTGATGAATTTCCAATATATTTTTATCCCGTTTTCTAATATTACTATTTTGCTGATTAGCATATTAACAAGATTCCGTTTTTCATCAGTGGTACCATTCCCAAATATGAGCTCTGCGGTTTTAATTATTTTTTTGCATTCTTCCACTGTCATAGATGGGGTTTTATGCGCTTCCAATTCAGACAGTTCATTTTCAAGTTGACTACGTTCTTTATGCAGCGGTTCGATTCTGCTACTGATATCATATAGAGATATTGTACCTAATTGATATAGATCCATTAACTTATTTATTTGCTTGTTGATCTCTGAAATTCTGTTACTAATAATTGGAGTCTTATCATCAGGTGAGTACTTCTGCTTTTGATGCATCTTTTCAATTTTATTTGGGTTTAATGCCAGGTCCATTATTTCTTTTATAACTATATTATCAAGGAAGTCTTCTCTGTAATTCGGATTTTTACAATAATCAATTTTCTTCATTTCTTTGTTTCCGTCTCTCGAGTAGCAAACATAGTAATAGTAAGTTCCAACCTTTTTACTCATGGTGCATTTGGTAAAATATCTAGCACCGCAATTGCCGCAAAATAGCATTCCTGATAATAAATGTTTACCCTTATACGGGGACTTTTGCGAGCTTGTTAAACCACGCTCCATTTCAGTGTATCTCCTTTGCGCGTTGATAAATATTTCTTCGGATACAATTGGTTTATGTCGCCCTTGATATTCTTGTCCTTTGTATTTTATCTTACCAATGTAAAGATTGTTTCTTATGATTTGTCCGACAGTAGCATGATTATTCCATCCAGAATACTTATTACTATATTTTGAACGCATAATACCAGTTATACCATGAATAGTGTTTCCTTGTAAAAACAAATCAAAAATTTCACGAACTTGCATTGCTTCGTACTCGTTAATTACAAGTTCACCATCAATGAAGTCATATCCGATAGGAGCTCCACTACCACCGTGCCAATAGCCATCTTTAGCCCTGCCTATATGTCCCATAGCCATTCGCTCTTTTATTTGTTCACGTTCCAATTGAGCGAATACAGAGAGAATTCCAATCATTGCTCTTCCGAATGGGGTAGAGGTGTCAAAGTTTTCGTTCATTGAAACAAAATCTACACTATTTTTCAAAAATACATCTTCGATTAAATAAAGTGTATCTTTTTGAGAACGAGACAAACGATCGAGCTTATAAACCAGTACTAAATCTATGTTTCCTGAAAGTATATCAGACAACATCTTAGAAAGTGCGGGGCGGGTAATGTTGCTTCCGGAATAACCAGGATCAGCATATACATTCACAGCGACCCATCCCTTGGCCTCACAGTATTTTTTTAATCGTTCGGTTTGCATTGGTATTGAATATCCTTCCTCCGCTTGTTCTTGAGTAGATACCCTGATATATATTGCCACTCTTGTTCTGTTCATTCGAAAACCTCCAAGAAGATAATTTATTCGGTGTATTTGGGGACAAATGTCAGTTCAATAATTCTGTTAATAGCTTCCCGCTTTCCTTCGTTATTTAGTTTTTGAAACTCGATAAGTAACTCGAAATCAATGCTTTCAAATTTAATATTATCAGACAGTTTTTTCATGATAAATTCATTTGCAATATCAGTACCGTTATGCTCGGATTCATATAATGCTTGAAGCACCGGACTTTCATCTGATTGGGGCATTGTATTTCGCTCTTTAGGAACATCGTAGCCCATCAGCCATGCTTCGCTAACATCTAATGCCATCCCTAAAATAGATAGAGTTCGCTGACTAGGAATAACCTTCCCGGCTACATATTGGCTTAAATAATTTTTGGTGAGCTTTACATCGTATTTTTTACAAAAAGGTTCACATTTTTTGATAATGTCGACCTGCTTTAGATTACGATCCTCCATAAGTTTCTTAAGCCTAATAGACGTGTTCTCTTTCATAATTTACAATTTCTCCTTATTATTAATGTCTGTATTATAAAGCATATTGAACAAAAGTTCAATAGAAAAGTGATAAAATGTTCTATTAAATTGAATTTAGGTATTGCGATATAATTCGACATGTGATATATTCATATTAGTTCAACGAGATAGAACTTAATATTAACCAATTTGGAGGTGATTAAATGAAATATGATTACAGTAAGTTAAATGGTAAAATCACAGAGAAATACGATAAACAATACGCATTTGCTATTGATATGGGGTGGTCTGAGAGAACGTGTTGTTTAAAACTAAATAATAAAGTACAGTGGAAACAATCTGAGATTCTTAAAGCATGTAAGCTGTTGGATATCGAAGAACATGAAATATGTACATATTTTTTTGCTATAAAAGTTCTATAGTGTAGAACTTATTGCATTTCAATATTAATTTTTGGCAGACTGGAGATCATAAAATGAAAGATCAAGTTAAATCTAAAGATATTCTTCCACCTGGTTTCAAAATAATCCACGTTCTGCCTGATGGGACGGAGGTAGAAAGTATTAAAGGGATGTGTATTCCTTACTTATCTGAAACCAAATTAATATATGAACTTGCTGCAAAATATGCACAACAATGAATTAACTACTTAAGAAAGGAGAAATACCTATGTGGATATCAAAGAAGAAGTACCAGGCATTAGAGAAGAGAATTGATGACATTGAAGCAAGACAAACGGTTTGTTCATTTGAATTTGGAAGTGAAGAAAAGACCATTAATCAGTTGCGAGCCGAAAATGGTCTTTCCGAGATAGCAGGTGGTGACGAGGTACTTATTACCAAAGCTCAATCTGATAACAACTGATTTTTGGGTTTGGTGTACCAACATCTTTCGCGTTAATTAAAGCCTCGTATTTCATTTTTAAAATGCTACACGCATTAGGGACCATGTCATTAAGGAAATCGATTGTTACATCAATATTCATAATCTTGTTTAACGAATGAGCCAACTCAACTGAATAGATTTTATTAAAGTTTTCACCTATGAACAGCATGTCATATTTGTTCATGAGCGCCTTTAAGTCAGCTTCGGATGGATTGTTTCCAAGGCTTAGACTTTCAAGAGATAACGTTTTTAATATTTCAACAAGTTTTAACGTATCCATGTATTTTCTCCTTTCCTTTATATTTCGCTCCCAAGCGATAAGGAGATTATACCACTTATTACCATAATTCTACAAGAGGGGAGGGACAAGTATTGAGTCTTGAAAAACTAAAGTTAAAACTAGAGGGATTGGCTGCCTCTGTTCTGTTGGGTGGATCTTTCTTGTACATATATGGTCAGTATGGCTGCCTAGAACTGGATACGATAACACCCACGCAATTTGCTTTTAGAACAGGTGCAGCACTTATTGTACTAGGATTTGTTGCGTGGTTTATCAATCGTCATTTTGTGGATGGAGAGTGGTTGTGATGGCGAGGGTTGATAATCCAGTATATGCAGTGTGTATTTACTGCCATAAAAGAAACAACATAAGCAAGGAGCAAAAGATACCAAGAGGTGGATATGTTTGTTACAAGTACAAATGTCAAATGAAAAAGGCCATAAGGAGCGGCAACTCACTTAAGGCCTAGAGCAAATAAACTTAAGTGCATGATAGCACAAATTACGATGGAGGTCAATTTATTATGGATAAGAAAATTGTAGAAGTACTAAAAGAACTTGGAGTGCCGATGGGTAATCTCGGATTTAAGTACATAAGAGAGGCTATGTATATTCTCAATATTGATCCTAAACAGATAGATGGGATCACGAAGCCAGGAGGATTGTATTTCACTATAGCAAAGAAATATGGATCAGTTCCGACTAGGGTTGAGAGAGCAATCCGACATGCGATTGAAAGTAGCTTCCTTCATGTAGATGTAGATGTTATCCGGAATTACTTTGGTAATACAGCAGATCTAAGCAATGGAAAATTAACGAACCGTAACTTTCTGGCTGCTTTGGCCTATGCGATCAGTGAGGATAAGCCATCAACAATAGCATTAGATAAGCATGAAATAATAAAGAATAATGATGATAAATCATGCGCTCTTTGCGGAGCTGGACATAAGCTCGTTAAAGTAGATGATCGTTATCTATGTATGGTATGCCTTCATAAAGCAAATTTAAGTTTAACTGAAAATATTTGATATTAAGGAGGAACGTTGTGGAAAAGAAATTAGCATCATCTGAAATACAGAACGGTGCCTGCAAGTTTTGCGGTCAGATGTATCCGATCGAGACTAGTGGTCTAGCCAGAGAAGAAGATTTGAATGAATGGGCTACAGAAAAATGTGATTGCACAAGAGCGATGGATTATTCCAGACGTAAAAATTCTGTTGCGAAGGCAAAAGAGAAAATTGAGCAGTTATTCGGGGCTAGTCATGGTGGAGAGAATATTGTGTTTCTTCTCAATACGGGATTGGATGCGATTATTGCAGAGAACATTGATGAGATAAGTATTGATCTCGGTCATGGTTGTAAAGCAAAGGTATCTCAAAATTCGAAGGGTAATATCAAGGTTGAGAGAACAGATACCAGAAAAGTTAAATATGAACAATAGGAGGAAATAGGATGCTAAACAATAAGGTACATTTGATAGGAACTGTATGCTCTCCGTTTGAGTACAGCCACACAGTATGCGGAGAAGATTTCTATATTGCATACATAAGCACTTTAAGAATGAGTGGTGCTGCAGATGTTCTGCCGGTTATGGTATCGGCAAGAACGGTAGATGTAAAGAATGATATGACAGATTATCGTATTGAGGTAATTGGATCATTCCGGAGTTATAACAGACATGATAAAGATGGAAGTAGGAATTCATTAGTACTTTACATATGGACTGAAGTATTCAGAGAGACAGATGCATACGACTACAATGCCATTGAAATTGATGGTTATCTCTGTAAGGCACCTGTATATAGAAAAACTCCATTAGGCAGGGAAATCACGGATTTATTAGTAGCGGTCAACCGGCCGTCATATAGCAAGTCTGATTACATACCTGCAGTATCCTGGGGACGGAATGCATTATATGTGTCATCCTTCAGAACCGGCGATCACATAGCATTAAAGGGTAGAATTCAGAGCCGTGGTTATATCAAAATCGTTAACGGGGCTCCGGAACAAAGAACTGCTTATGAGGTGTCTGTACTTACTGTATTTGATGGGGTGAATGATTATGGGCGAAAGGAAACAGATCAACCAGTCGAAGTTAATGAAATTGATATTGAACAATAAAAAAATAAGCCCGTCCTCTCCATCAAAGAGGGCGGGCAAGTCAGCAGATATGCTAACTAAAATCTTCAATTAAATAGTAGCATATCCATGGCTAAAAGTCAATAAAATCAAGGGGTTTAGGCTCCTTTGAATAACACTCTAAGTATATTAAAGTTAGGTGAGTCGGATATGCCATATAGGAAAGATAAATGGACATTCCCTAACTCCAATGAGTATGAGTATAAGTACGCAGGTAACTATGGAGCAAAGGGAGAGAAACGATCACCAAAGAGGAAAGCAACCCCGGAGCAGATCCAGAAGCAGAACCAATACAACCGGGAGAAAAAGACCAGAAGAGAAATCAAGGCGAATTTTGCACCGGAGGATTTATGGGGCACATTCAAATATCCCAAAGGAACTAGAAAACCATTAGAAGAGATTGAAAAGGATATTAAATATTTCCATGACAAAATGAGAAAGATTTATAAAAAGCATGGGGAAGTCTACAAATTCATTATTCGATTTGAAATCGGTGAGCATGGAGGAATACATATCCACATTCTGATCAATAGACCGCGAAGCATTCCAAATGTTGACCTATTGATACAAGAGATCTGGAAGTTCGGAAGAGTAAACTTCCAATCACTCTATGAATACGGTGGATACCAGAAGCTTGCTAACTACATAGTAAAGAAACCGAATAAGGAGCAGGAGAAGCAGCTGAGCCTATTCGAGGAAGAGGATAAAAAGAAATTAGTCAAATATTCCTCTTCTCGTAACCTCATCCGGCCAGAGCCGGAGCGAAAAGAATATAGACGATGGACTATGCAGAAATTAGTTGAGAATGGTCCGAAACCGACACCTGGTTACTATATCGATAAAGACTCAATCCGATACGGTGTAAACGAATATACAGGAATGTCATATTACCAATACACCGAATGTCGGATAAATGAGATCAAAAGTAGGAGCAGTCCAGAATGGATAGCTTGGGAAGGAGAATAAGAAGGTGGAAGTAACAATCTACATAGATGTATATCATACCGGCAACTTAAAAAACGGTACTGGCACATATAACATCATGCTCGAATACATAGCTCCGGATGGAGCACCAAGGACCAGAGAATATTATGAATGTCTTAAAAATACATCAAAGAACAGGACAGCCATAAAAGCATGCATCTCAGCTCTGAGCCATATGAAAAAGACCTGCAGTATTAGGATCATCACCAATTCTCAATTTGTAGTAAACTCCATGAACCAGAATTGGGATAAGCAGAAAAACGCAGATTTGTGGCAGCAGTTGTTGATGGCCATGTCAGAACATAATGTCACCTTCGAGTACTCCTTCAGTAACCAATATTCAACCTATATGTTTATGGCTGCCAAGAGAGCCAATGTCATATTTACGGAGGATGCGTATGAAAATAACTTGTAGTGAAGAAGAAGCCAAGATCCTAATCACCAAATGCAATCAGGAACAGTGTGAATTTTGCTTTTTATACGAATGCTGCCGGTTGAATGATAATAAAGGATCCATCATTAGTTTGATTGAAATTGAGAAGCCGGTAGAAATAGAACTTCCAGAAGGATGGGTGAGAGGAACATGGCCGGAGAGAGGAAGGGTACATATATGGTAAAGCCAAAATATTTGTATGATATTTACGATGCAATAGAAAAAGATTATATGGTGAAGGATGCACTCAGTTGCGAGGTAACAGAGTTCATTGATATGCCTCATGAGTGTATTTCCAGATATGCTAGAACAGGATCTCTTTACCTTGGAAGGTATCGTTTGGAGAGAAAAGATATTGAGGATGGAAAGTATAGGGAAAAAGTAAAGGAAGATATTCCTGAATACCTTATGAATGAATTCAATGCGGTGGTTGCAGATCTAAGATGGAAATGTAGTCCAGAGAAATTAAGTAAAATAACAATCACAAAAAGGTATGTTGAAGCCGGAGGTACATTATGACGTATGAAGAGTTTCTATATACCAAAATTGAGATAGCAACGGACAGCGGAATAGAAATTGACCGATCAGAAATAAATGAATGTTTGAAACCACATCAGAAGGATGCGGTATGGTGGGCATTGAAAGGCGGTCGAAGAGCTCTATTCGAACGGTTCGGACTTGGTAAGACAATACAAGAATTGGAATTCTGTAGGCTGGCCATAAAGCACGAAGGCGGAAAAGCATTAATCGTCTTACCATTGGGAGTAAAGCAAGAATTTACACATGATGCAGTTGAACTACTCCATATGGATCATCCGGAGTACGTCCGCAATATGAAAGAAGTTCAATCGGCAGCAGGAGACATCCTGATAACCAACTATGAGCGTGTTAGGGATGGAGATATTGAACCTTCCTTTTTCACCGCAACCTCACTGGATGAAGCCTCCGTATTACGGAGCTTTGGTTCAAAGACATATCAGACCTTTCTCGATAAGTTCAAGAACGTGAAATATAAATTGGTTGCAACCGCTACTCCATCACCAAACAGATATAAGGAACTGATCCATTATGCCGGTTATCTGGAGGTAATGGATACAGGGCAAGCATTGACAAGGTTCTTCCAGAGAGACAGCACCAAAGCAAACAATCTCACTCTATATCCGAGTATGGAAGATGAATTCTGGTTATGGGTGAGTAGCTGGGCATTATTCGTGACAAAGCCTTCGGATCTCAATCCGGATTATTCCGATGATGGTTATGATCTACCGCCTATGGAAGTAAGGTGGCATGAGCTCCCGATCAGTTACGGAGATAAGGCAGATAAGAATGGTCAGGTAATGTTATTTCAAGAGGCAGCAGTATCTCTTCAGGATGAGGCACAGATCAAGAGGGAGAGTATTGATGCTAGAGTATCGAAAATGGCTGAAATACTCAATGAGAGCCCGAATGACAGCTGCATATTATGGCACGATCTTGAAGCAGAACGTCTGGCTATAAAGAAAGCTATTCCGGCAGCAGTCGATATCTTTGGAAGTCAGGACTATGATCTACGAGAACAGAGGGTAATAGATTTCTCGGAAGGAAGAATTCAGTATTTCGCAACCAAGAAGGAGTTATCCGGATCCGGATGTAACTTCCAAAGGCATTGCCACAGAGCCATCTTCCTAGGTATCGATTATGAGTTTAATGATTTCATCCAAGCAGTTCACCGGATATACCGCTTCCTCCAAACTAAAGAGGTTATCATTGACATCATCTATATGGAGAATGAGAGACAGATTAAGGAAGCCTTATTGAAAAAGTGGACAAATCATGACTATATGGTGGATAAAATGATCGCAATCGTGAAGAAGTATGGATTATCTACCACAAATAAGACCGAAAGGCTTAAGAGAAAGATGGGAGTTGAGACAGTGAGGGTAGAAGGCAAGCATTTTACCGTGGTAAATGATGATTGTGTAGAAGAGACGAAGAGAATGGAGAGTAACAGCATCGGACTGATCCATACTTCAATCCCATTCGGTAATCATTATGAGTATTCAGCAAATTATAACGACTTCGGACATAACAAAGATACGGATATGTTTTTTGACCAGATGGACTTCTTAACTCCGGAGCTCTACCGGATCCTTAAGCCGGGAAGGGTTATGGCCATCCATGTTAAGGACCGTGTATTATTCGGGAATGCTACCGGTACCGGAATGCCGACAATCGAACCTTTCCATGCAATATGTATCAATCACTATATGAAACATGGCTTTCAGTATTTTGGAATGATAACGGTCATTACGGACGTGGTGAGAGAAAACAACCAGACATATCGCCTTGGATGGACGGAACAATGCAAAGACGGTTCTAAGATGGGTGTAGGATGTCCTGAGTATATCTTACTTTTCCGTAAGCTTCCATCGGATACCAGTACTGCATATGCAGATGATCCGGTAACCAAGACCAAGGATGAATATACCAGAGCTCAATGGCAGATAGATGCACACGCATTCTGGAGAAGCTCCGGTAACCGTCTAGTAAGCAAAGAAGAGCTAACAGGAGTATCCGTTGACAATTTGCAGAATGTATATCGTCATTTCTCACGAGATAATGTGTACAGTTATGAGGATCATGTACAGCTTGCAAAGGAACTAGATACCATGGACAAGCTACCGGCAACCTTCATGGTAGTTGCTCCCGGGAGTTGGTCAGATGAAGTATGGGATGATATCAACCGTATGAAAACACTTAATACGGACCAAAGCCGGAGAAGACTTCAGATGCACGTTTGTCCTTTGCAGATTGATATCGTGGAGCGTATTATCAACCGGTATTCGAATGAAGGCGATATTGTCCTTGATATGTTTGGTGGATTAATGACGGTGCCTAAGGTGGCAATCGAGAACGGTAGAAAAGGATATGGTATAGAGCTCAACGCTGATTACTTCCGGGATGGTGTAGGCTACTGCAAGGCAGCAGAGGAGCATATCGATACACCAACGCTATTTGATTATATGCAGATAGGCTAGGAGGTCAATATGAAAGAGGTAGATTTTTGGAAAGATATTCAGGGTTTTAAGGGTAAGTATCAGGTAAGTTATTCCGGCCAGATCAGAAGAGTATATAAAAGCGGTAAAACCAAGATACTTGCTCAATTCAAGAAATTCGGTAAGGCAAGAGCTATTTATCGAGATAGGTTATTAGTACACTTGGTTGATGATGCAGGAAAAGATCATACAATATTGGTTCATCAGATTGTTGCTAAACACTTCCTTGGGAAACCAAAGCAGGGACAGGTGCCGCATCATGTTAATGGATGTGTAATGGATAATTGGGCAAGCAACCTGGAGTATATCGATAAGCGTAAACTTGGTGAACTCACCGGAGCATCTAGCCGAAGGCAACCTGTAGTAAAGTTAGACTCTTCCGGTGAAATAGTTGATTGTTATTCTAGTGCAAGAGAAGCTGGTCGTCAGAACTTCATGAGCTACCAGACAATAACGGATCGGTGCAATGGTAAATGTAAAAAGGCTTTTGCTCCAGATGGTTTTGAATATGCATGGGAGGAAAAACAGAGAAGCATTGACCAGGCTATCAGAAGAATTGAGATGGACAGACATGAAGAAGATAACAATGTTATTGCTAACATTAAGCAAGTCAAGATGAAATATGCAATGGAATTTTAAAATTGGAGGTAATTATGAAATTCATAAAAGTAGCAGGAGTTCAGACCGTAACAATGAGCAGTAAGAAGGGGAACATGAATGCTTTCATGTACGGTAAAAGAAAGAAGGGTAAATGATGCAGCAGATACTTGACTTTATTGAGACAGAAGAGCCATTAGAGAATTTTGATCTTAATGAGTGGAAGCAGAAAAAGAAAGAGAAAAAAGCTTTATTTACAGCTCAGCAGAATTTGCCTTATGAGGTTAAAGTCAAGAGAGCAGAGCTCAGGGCTATCGAGTTTAAAGAAGAGATGGATAAGAGAGGTCATGACTGCCATGTAAGTGTAGGAGGACTTGACAGTATAACACTTACATACTTCCTCCGAAAGATTGGAATTAATGCTGAGGCAATATCAGTGTCAGCATTGGAAGATAAGAGTATACAGAAAGTCCATGATATTCTTGGAGTTACAATAATCAAGCCTTATAAGTCAAAGGTCGAGGTTCTGAATGATGTTGGATTTCCAGTGATATCAAAGAAAATAGCTGGGAGAATAGATCTACTGCAGAATCCCACTGAGGATAATAAAACAGTAAGACATGCTATCATCACCGGAGAATGCGGAGAGCAGGGACATTTTGCAAAGAATAGCCGGATGCAGCTCCCAAAGAAGTGGCTCAACTTATTCGCAGGTATGGCAAATGCTCAATATGAAACAAATTATAAAGAGGCTCCTTTCAAAGTATCGAATAAGTGCTGTTATTATCTCAAAGAGAAGCCTTGTGATGATTGGGCAAAGGAACATAATAGCTTTCCATACCTGGGGCTTATGGCATCGGAAGGCGGACAACGAGAGGAAGCGATTGTAGATCATGGCTGTAACTACTATGGCAAGACAGTAATGAGATCTGCTCCATTCGGTCCCTTCCTGAGGCAAGATATATTACAGCTTGTGAAAGATCTAAATGTGCCGGTACCAACTATATATGGTGAGATAGCTACAATGCCGGACGGAACATTATATACGACCAGAGCCCAGAGAACCGGATGTAGCATGTGTGGGTTCGGTATTCACATGGAGCCAAGACCTCACAGGTTTGACAGGCTCAGAGAAGATAACTATAAAGAGTGGATTTACTGGATGTATAGTTGCTGTGTTGATAAAGAGACCGGAGAAGTTTATGGTTGGGGAAAGGTTTTGGATTATATTGGAGTACAGTGGGAAGATGATTGGAACCGGAGACCGAAGCAGATCACATTGGATGAATGGCAGCAGTCATAGATGGAGGTTGTAAATGGGTGGACACAAACACCATATCGTATTTAGAAGCCAAGGAGGCTTAGACTTTCCTCTAAATTTGGTTGAATTATCATATGAACAGCATGAAGGTAAGAGCGGACCTCACATGAATAAGTTGGTAGACTTGATGCTTAAGAAAGATCTTCAGGATGAGTTGTACCGAATATTCGATAAAGAAGGCTTCACGATTGAGGAAATATCAGAAAAACTAAAGAAATCAGTCAAGTATTTTGAGAAGCATTTTAGATGTGTTCCTCAGGCAGCAGGATTATATCTTAAAGAGGATATTATCCGTAAGCTTATGGGAGGAAAGATATATTAGGTTGTTTGGTTATTTAGTATACATATCACAATGCTTCTGAATGGCCATGTCATAGCTTATCCCGGAGGCAGAGACCTCCGGGGGAAAGGAAACATAATGAATAGAATTACATCGGTTACAGAAGATGCTAAAGAAATGGATATGCTCCAGCTGGCATATAATAAAGTTTTTATGAAGGATGGATGGGCATGGTACAGGGATTATGATAGAGAAATTCCGGTGATCGACCTAATAAAGGAGATAATACATCATCACAATTTTGATGCTGAGTTAATTTGTGCTGATTCGGATGAATTCGGAGATATCATGATGGATAACCTGCAGTATGGTACGGATGGTATTGACGGAGTGATAGCAATATTGTATCAGACATTGTGGGCAATGACTGATATGAGAGAGCGATTAAAAACATATGAGGATACTAGCTTAGAACCAGAGGAAGTAGAAGATCTTAAGAATTCAGAGGACTACTGGCACCGAGAAGCAATCAAATGGGCAGCGCGGTTAGGAGAGAATAAAATCAAATTCCGTAATCTACTCAATCAATTCGGAATTCCAGAGGATGATTTCAAGGATGATGAGTTAGAGAAGTTTTTATATTCCAACCGGCAGCAGGATTAATATAGGAGGATGCAATTGAAAACCCAAGAGACAATTGATATTGAGAAAAAATTATATTCCAATACAGTAAGAATGGGTGTGTATGGAGCATTCGAGGTTACATTCGGGAGAGAAAGGGTTGATTACATAACAGTGGACCGTAAAGGGATTTGGAGAGCTTACGAGGTCAAAGTTACGAAAGCTGATTTTCATTCTAAGGCTGCTAAGAGCTTTATCGGTAATTATAACTATTATGTTATGCCGGAATGGCTGTATGAGGAAGTGAGAGCGGAAATACCTACTCATATAGGAGTAATGGATGGAGTTAGTGTATTAAAGAAACCTAAGAAAGTACCATTATCATTACCTGTTGAAACGTTGTTTATCAATATTGTATGTGCTCTTAATCGGGAAGCTGATAAATATTATAACAATCAGGATGAGGATATTATTGCAAAATATAGAAGAGCATTAGATAGACTCGAAAAAGAAAAGGATAAGAACTATAAAAATATGTGTGAGTGGATGGACAAATATTACAGACTTAAGGAAAAAGTTGAGAGCAAAGAGTCTAACCTATTTTCCACAGACACCTGGTAACATCAAAAATAAGCCTAACTGCCTTGATCATACCTAAGTCTACATAATCACAATCAAATATAAACTCACCTTTGTTTTCCTTGAAGACTTTAATCTCTTTGATATTAAACCGGTAGCGCATACCATCTATTTCAACACCAAAAGAAACAGGTCTAAATTCACCGACAGTGTTATAAACAGCTGTAACGCAGATAGATAGTCCGGATCTCAAAGTATTACGGTTTGTATAGGGACGAAAGCCAAAGGCAGTAGGCATAGTTATCACCTCATTAATATTTATTGACAGTTTATAATTATAGAACATTTGTTTGTATTTTGCAAGAAGGGAGATATAGGAACATGGCAATATTGAATTATACAACGACCATAGATGCATTTAAGACGGTATCTGAGATCGAATACATATTGATGAAGCATAAGGCTAAATCAATCATGAAGGAATTCAATGGAGAAAGTATCACAGGATTATCCTTTTTGATTGATACCGGATTTAATCAAGTACCAATAAAGATGCCGGTCAAGGTTAATGAATGTTTAGCTGTTCTGAAGAGAGAAAAGCGAAGTGGTACAAGAACGATAAAGGATACCAAAGATCAGGCTGAGAGAGTAGCATGGAGAATTCTGAAGGATTGGATAGAGGCTCAGATGGCACTATTGGATATTGAGATGGTTCGTATGGAAGAGATATTCATGCCTTACATAGTTGATGCAGCCGGCCGGACACTGTATGAGAAGCTGGAAGAGAAGCAATTTCTTCTGACAACTCAGGAATAGGAGGAAGTAATTTGACACTAAATGAAATTAAGGATGGAGTAATGGCACGTTTTGTAGCCGGGGAAGAGGTAACCATCCGAATAATCAACGATAAAGGAAAGACAACCGGTACATATAAGGCAACAATAGATAGGTTTTGCCCTTCCCATATAAGCGTATTTCATAACAATTATTATGAGAGCTTCTCCTATTGGGAATTCATGAAGTATGCAGTAAAGTACAATCAGAAGAAGAGATCAGGAGAAAAGCCGGCTAGGGTAAGAAGATCAAAGTACGCGTAGTTGATAAGGTAAATTAAGATTTAGCTCATTGAGCGGAAAGAAGGTAACTATGAAAAAAGCAATAGAAATTCAACAGGAAAATGCAAAAACTCTCTTTGAACTTATTAAGGAGAACCCAGATTTACCAATTGTTCCTATGGTAGCAACGGAAATCGCTGCTAGTGATGATTACTCATACTGGATGGGTAGTTGGGGTAAGGCAGAAATAGATAGTTACACTTGTCATGATGATCATATGGTTTATTTATCAGACGGAGTTAATGATATCTTTGATGATGTCCTAGAGGATACACTGGAAATACCGGACGGATTGACAGAAGAGGAACAAGATAAATTTATCGAAGATGCGGTTATGGGGCTCGATTGGACAAAGGCAATTATTGTTAGAATTGAACTTCCATAATAAGCTCATTGGAGCAGAAAGGATTTATATGGTTGAGGGTAAGCTAAGAGTTATTCAAGGTGGAAGCGTAACATTCTGGTATCCCGGGTGTAAAGAATACCATTCAATACATGTTGAAGGATCAGAACATCCAGTATGGAGTTTCAATGGTGATTATGAGAGTCCAACGTTTACTCCATCAGTATTAGTCTGAAGCGGTCATTATGTACCAGGAGCAAAGAGTGATGATTGCTGGTGTAACTTCAAGGAACGTTTTCCAGAGGAAGAGGAACCACCTTTTAAGTGCGGCATATGTCATAGCTTTGTTACCAATGGAAAGATACAGTATCTCGGAGATTGCACCCATGAATTAGCAGGTCAGACAATCGACATGGTACTGCCAAGTGAGTGCTAAACTGAAAAATTTATAATTGTACATTGAAAACTGAATATTGATAGTTGATAGTAATAACTATATAATGGACGTAGGAATAACATTAGAATAGGGGATAGATATATGAATGCTGTTATAGGTGCAATTATTGAAAATATGAAAAACATAGAAATAATCTTTGAACCAACTATTGAAGCTTTCGTAAAAGACACAAAACACACTGGTGATAGCAAAGAAGTGACTGTTGCAAATTTTATTGGAAGCTTCTTCCCAAGTTCATATGCTATAAAAAAAGGTCCTATCTATAATTTGGAATCTAATTCTCAAGAAATTGATTGTGTAATTTTGGCTCCAAATCATCCACTGCTTTTAACTCCTAAAAGGGAAGTGATTTTAGCTGAAGGGGTATATGCTGCAGTCGAGGTCAAGCCAGATATTACAACTTTAACTAATAAATCAGAATTCCATCGCGCATTATTACAAATACAATCAGTGAAAAAACTAAAAAGAACTTTACGTCTTTTGGATACTGGAAGTGTTCCTGATGAATTACAAAGAATACCATCAGTAATATTTTCAAAAAAATCAAGAACAGCGATTGAAACTATTGAGTATATGAAAAGAAGTATAAAAAGTGAAGCTATTGCACCATTTGAATTACCAGATTTAATTTTTACAATGGATCATGGTTTGATTTATCATACTACTCATATAGAGAAAACTATTTTTACCGAATGGGTAAAACAATATTCTTCTTCTTATAATGGAGAAAGGTTTATACATATAGATACAATGGGTGAAAATAGCTTGACGATGTTTTTAATAATTCTATTAAGTTTTAGGCCACCTGAACCTACGATATCTAATCATATTATTTTAGAATATTTAAAGGATTCTATTAGTGTCCCATTTCATGTGATGATGCCTTAAATGTTTATGAACTACCAACTATCAGTATTCGGTTGGTAGTTTTTTATTGCGACAAACTGAAATTTAGCTGCATGGCAGCAGAAAGGAATAACAATGGCACAGAGAGATATTATCAGACCAAAGGTTACATATCACAATGCTACAGACATGGCCTATTATCCAAACGACCTAAAGACTGAATTGCAGTGGAAAAAGCTCGGATATAAACTAAAAGATAATGCTGAAGAATTCAAATTATGGTCAAACCCTCATCATCATAATTTATGTAGATATTATTTACGCGAGGATGTTGAGGAGATTCATAAGTGAAGCTAGGACCCTAGATGTATGAGCGAAGCGAGTTGATCTTGCAAGCATTTGGGGATTAATCAAGAAGGGAGATAAAGCCTATGGGTGTACGAGCAAGAGGAACAGATAGCGTAAGAATAATTCAAGTCATAGAGACAAGATCTTTAAGAGGTGATGGAACACAAGAGGATCCATGTAGAGAAGTCGCTCAGTATTGGAGCTTTGATGGCGAGTTATTAGCTGAACAAGATGGCATAAGTCATACATATTCTAGTGAAATCATGAAAGGAAGTGTATCATAGCATGGCAGCAGTAACATTCATAATGGGATTGTTTGTAGGCGCCTTTATTGGAGTTGTAATAGTATCTCTCTGTGTGGCAGCAGGAAGAGGAGATAGTGATGAAGAATCCTAAATGTGAAAGATGTCCTGATGAACATACCAGAAGATGTGATACATGTGATCCAAACAAACCTAAGAATTATGATGAAATTACAATAGAGAGAGCAATAGAGTACTTTGAAGAGGAAAACGAAAGATATGAGAATATGTTAGGATATCGGGCCAATCAAGTTGAAGATTACCGGATTAACCAATTAGTGATAAAAGCATTAAAGCAGGCCACATTATGAAGCTTTCTGGCAGCAGGATTACAAGGAGTGATATATTGGTTGCTAAAACTGAAGATTATACAGAACAGATGAAAAGAACTGAGTTGACTAAAGAGTATTTGAATAGCTATAGAAAACTATGCAAGAAGCTTGAGTCACTGGATGAACAGCTGAGATCAATTCGAGAGGCGAAAGAGTCAGCTAAAATTCAGACAATATCCGATATGCCTAGAGGAAGTAAACAATCTGATTTATCAGACTACATAGTGCAGCTTGATGGAGTTTATACAAAGATATTGACTCTTCGCGGTGAATGCATTAAGAGAAGGGCTGAGATTGAAGGAAAGATAGCTGATCTGTCAGATGGCATAGAGAGTATGATACTACATATGAGGTATATTGAATTTAAGCAATGGGAGACTATATGTGTAGAGATCGGTTATGAATGGGCACAAACACATAGAAAGCATTCAGAAGCTCTTAGGCATTTTAAACATGATATACAATGATACATTTGTTTGTGTTATAGTGAAGTTGTCAAAGGATATATAGTACATTCAATTGTACTTCCTCCTATATCAGTTCCCATATAAAAGGCATTCGGCTTCAGATTATTACTGGCTGAGTGCCTTTTAACAATAATTTCATAATGATTTTTTGGGTTTAGATTGTTAGTATATAAATACGACAAAACTAAATATGAGGTGGTTTTATGTTTGCAGTATTAATACTTGCAATGGTTTTATTCATCGTGATTGCTATTAAAAAGTAATCGGGGTGGCCAACAGTCATTACGATGTTGGTTGCAGGTTAATACTAACAATATAAAACTTTATCAAAATATATTAAGCATCCTTTTGGGTGCTTTTCTCATGTCAAGAGCACGGGGAGAATTAATAATATTATTATGGTATCATCAATCCAAGAAGGAGGTGAGACCATGTCGAGAGCAAATCTTATTAAGCATTATCAGACTATGATAACGGTTACATATATTAAGATGATTGATCTTAAGAGAGTGGAATTTATGATTGGCACAGACCATATCATAAGGGATTGTATGGATCATGTTCTGAAAGAAATGACCATATACATACGTAATTTGAAACGAGCAGAGAAAGAGTCCTATTAAGGGTTCTTTTCTTATATTCAAAACAATTCAATAAGCAGGTGGTGACAATGGCTCGAGAATTTGCCAAACCGTTTTATAATAGTGCGGCATGGAAAAGAGTAAGAAAGTCTTTCATTGCTAACAGAGTAAGCATAGACGGTGGTATGTGTCAGATGTGCCACGAAGAGTTAGGATATATAGTGGATCATATAGTAGAACTTACACCAGAGAATATAAATGATCCGAACATAACATTGCATTGGAGTAACTTTCAATACCTAGGATTAAAATGTCATAACAGAAAGACATTTGGAAAGAAAGAAGAGAATAGATATTATTTTGATAGTGACGGAGTTATACAGGAACTCCCCCCTATCGAATGATGGTCAATTCTATTTTAAAAGACCGAGGTTGGAGTACTATGTAACACACAGGTCATACATTAAGGGGGTGTGGTATCAATGAACAAATGGGATGAAATCGAAGATGAGCTCGAAAGAGAAGAGAAAGTTGACAGTATTAAGAGTTATATAGACAAAGTTGACAGGATTAAGAAAGAGGTGTCCAGACTTAGGAGATTATTCTCGAAGATAGATAAAAATAAAAAGTCATTGGTATTCACCACAATTGATGATATAGCCTTTATGACAATCACGATGCAAGACTTAAGAGAGCAGATCATCCGGGAAGGCACGACAGCTAAATATAAAAATGGTGAAAATCAATGGGGCACGAAACAGAGTCCAGATGCCCAGCTGTACCTGCAACTCTCTCAAAAGCAGACGCAGGCAATGAAAATATTAATTGACTGTTTACCAAAGACTGATAAGCCGGTAGAAAAGGACGATGGATTTGATAAATTTGTATCGGAGCGGAGTGATCTGATGTGAAAAGATATCCACTTGCATATAACCCAATACTCGATTATTGGGGACAGATCGAGCGCAAAGAGGTAATTGTCGGGGATAAGATCTACCAAACATATAAATATCTAGCATGGAAAGTGGAAAACCCAGGACAGTATTTTTATTCTTCTGCAAGGGCCAACCACTTTTTTGAGTTCGCCGAGAACTACTGCAGACTTTCTCAAGGTAAAAAAGGTTTTCAATTAGTCGAATTAGAGTTATGGGAAAAAGCCTTCCTTGGTGCGACCTTCGGTTTTATTGATGAAGACGGAATCAGACAATACCAAGAAGTATGTCTGATTATCGGTAAGAAAAACGGAAAGTCATTAATTGCCTCACTGGTTGGTAACTATATGCTATCAGCCGATGGAGAAGCCGGTCCGGAGATATATAGTGTAGCCACAAAGAAAGACCAGGCTAAAAAGATCTGGATGCCGGCCAAGTTAATGGTAAAGCAATCACCTACGCTGAGGAAAAGGATTAAACCACTGGTATCAAGTTTATATTGTGAGTTTAATTTTGGCGAATTCAAATATCTTTCTTCTGATGCGGATACACTTGATGGATTAAACATCCATTGTGTTTTAATGGACGAGTTGCAGCAGTGGAAGAACGGCAGAGCATTATATAATATCATGTCAGATGGTATGTCGGCCAGAGAACAACCTCTTTGTTTAATTACAACCACAGCCGGTACCATTAGAGAAGACATCTATGATGAAAAGTACGATGAGTATTCAAAGATTATCAGAGGGTATCAAGACGGATCCTACGTAGACGAGCGTCGTATTGGATTTATATATGAACTAGACAACCGGGATGAGTGGAAAGAGGAAAAGTGCTGGCAGAAAGCTAACCCAGGCATAGGAACAATAAAGTCTATTATAGACCTTAGGCAAAAAGTTGAAAGAGCCAAGAAAAATCCATCTCTGGTTAAGAACCTTCTCTGCAAAGAGTTTAATATCAGAGAAACCTCAGAGCAAGCATGGCTAAATCTCGATACCATTGAGAATAAGAGCACTTACAATATTGCAGAGCTTAAACCAAGATATGCCATCGGTGGACTAGATCTCTCTGACACAACTGATTTAACATGTGCAACAGCTCTGTTTAAAATACCGGGTGATGATAATATATATGTAAAGCAGATGTACTGGATCCCGGCTGATAGATTAGAGGAGCATGTTAAAACAGACCGCGTTCCTTATGATATTTGGTTAGATAATGAATGGCTGAGATTATGTGAAGGTAATCGAATAAATTATCACGATGTAATGGATTGGTTTAACGAAATTAGAGATAAAGACGATATTTATTTTTATAAAATCGGATATGACTCTTGGAATGCAAAATACATTGTAGATGAAATTGAATCGCTTGTAGGTAAGCAAGGCACCATTCCGGTAATACAGGGACCTAAAACATTTTCGGGTCCGTTAAAATCCATGGAGTCAGAACTTAAAGCTAAGAAAGTTATCTACCAGAACAATCCAATCCTTAGGTGGTGTCTCACAAATGCCAAAATCAATATTGATAGAAATGATAATTGGTCACTTGTAAAAACTTCTAATGCTACAAAACGAATTGATGGTGTGGCATCCTTAATGGATGCTTTTATTGTGTATGAAAATAATAAAGAAGAATACCAAAACATGATTTAGAAAGGAGGTTGAGAAAGTGGGCTTATTTAAAAAGCACGACCAGACCATCACAATATCAAAATATAAATTGATAACTGATGAAGGAAATGGTTTTTATTCGTGGAACGGGACTTTGTATAAGTCTGATATCGTAAGAGCTGCCATAAGACCAAAAGCAAGAGCAATCGGGAAAGCGGTTGGAAAGCATATAAGAGAAACGATCAAGGACAATGTAAAGGATACAAAGGTTAATCCGGATGCCTACATGAAGTTTTTATTAGAAGAACCTAATCCATATATGACGGGCCAGATGCTTCAAGAAAAGCTTGCGGTTCATCTTGAGATTAATAACAATGCATTTGCGTGGATCAACCGTAACAACGATGGATATCCGATGGAGATCTATCCAATAACTGCAGTAGCTGTAAATGCCATCCAGAACGATACCGGAGAGCTGTTTTTGAAGTTCAATCTCAAGACAGGTAAGGTTGTTACCTTCAAGTATACAGACATCATCCACTTGAGAAAAGATTTTAACTCGAATGAAATATTTGGAGATTCGCCTACAGAGGTATTACTTCCACTGATGGAAGTGATAACTACATCTGATCAGGGTATTGTAAAAGCTATAAAAAATTCAAGTATTATACGATGGTTGTTGAAATACAATCAGAACTTGAGGCCAGAAGATATTAAGAAAAATGCCAAGGAGTTCGCTGATAGTTTTCTAAACACAGAGACTTCTGAATCGGTGGGAGTAGCAGGAGTTGACTCAAAAGCGGATGCTATTCAAGTGGAGCCAAAGGACTATGTTCCAAATGCTACTCAAATGGATAGGACAGTACAAAGAATTTACTCATTTTTCAACACCAACGACAAGATAGTTCAGGGTAAATATACAGAAGATGAATGGATAAGTTACTATGAGGAAAATGTTGAGCCAGATATCATTCAACTAAGTGGGGAATACACTAGAAAGCTATTCTCAAGAAAAGAGAGAGGATTTGGCAATAAAATTATTTTTGAGAGTGCCAATCTGACGTTTGCATCCATGCAGACAAAACTTAATCTGGTACAGTTCGTTGATAGGGCTATCATGAATCCCAATGAGGTAAGAGAAGTTCTCAACATGGCTCCTCGTGCCGGTGGAGATGATTATGTACTAAGAAAAGACACCGGAAAGGTGTAGAAAGGAGTGATAAACGGTGAAAAAAGTAAATGTTTATGGTGTAATCATCCCGAATGATTACAAATGGTACTTTGATTACTTCGGAGAGGACAGTACCTGTCCGAGAGACATCAATAAAGCCATCGAAGATGCAATAGGAGACGATCTAGAAGTATATATTAACTCTCCTGGCGGTATTATCGAAGCAGGATCCGAGATCTACACAATGCTTCGCAGTTATAAAGGCAATGTAAAAATTTACATAGTCGGAGAAGCTTGTAGTGCAGCATCTATTATTGCTATGGCAAGATATTGCGAAATGTCACCGACCGCACTGATGATGGCACATTGCGTATCTTCCGGTGTACAGGGAAATCATAGCGCTATGGAAAAAATGGCAGACGTTTTAAAGACCGCAGATGATGCTTTGTCAAATGCTTATATGGCTAAAAGCGGAATGAGCAAAGAGGAAGTACTTGCTATGATGGAAGTTGAAACATGGCTGACCGCTCAGAAGGCAAAGGAAAAAGGATTGATCGATGGTATCATGTTTGAACAGAATGAACCATTAAGGCTTACGGCAAGCAATTTCAAATTGCCAAGTGAGGATCAGTTGAACAAGGTTAAATCTATGATTGAAATGCAGGGACTTGAAAACAAGGATCCTGCTTTTTTAATACAACAAACACAATTAAATTTTCTTAAATTGAAGGGAGAAAAAATATGAACAGAGATCAGTATTTAGCACAGAGAAAAACCTTGATGGATGAAGCAGAGTCTTTAATCAAAGAAGGTAAGACGGATGAGGCCAACAAGAAAATGGAGGCTGTTAAGGACTTGGATACTAAGTGGGATGAGATTGCTTTAGCGAATGCAAATATGGAAGCGTTAAAAGGCAAAGCATCCGCAACCAATATGGAGGACCATTCCGTAGCAGTTACAGGGAAAGTCGTAGGAAGTACAGCTGAGGGCACTGCCGTAGATGAGAAAAAGGCTTATGAGAACGCATGGGCTAAGACTATGCAGGGAAAGAAGCTGGATGCTAAGGAACAGGAAGTATTTGACCGAGTGAATACAGAGTTTAGTAATGCCTATACTCACACCACGGAGAACACATCGGTATTAATTCCGGAAAGTGTAGTAGCAGGGATCTGGAAGAGAGCTACCGAGATGTATCCTATGCTTGCAGCTGCAAAGAAGTTCAATGTAAAAGGCACTTTGACAATGAAGAAACACACAGCGATTGCTGCTGGTGATGCTACATGGTACGATGAGGCAACAGCTACTGCAGACGAGCAGAACACCTTTGGTGAGATTAGTTTAACCGGATGCGAGCTATCTAAGTCTGTCACAGTATCTTGGAAACTCAGAGCTATGGCAACCGAGGAATTTATTCCGTTTATCATCAATGAACTTGGAGAGAGAGTTGGTGCGGTTCTTGGCGCATCTATGGCGACCGGTAAGGGTAAGCCTGGCGAAGGTGATACCTTTAAAGCACAGCCGCAGGGAATCGAGACAGCATTACTTGCAGAAGCAACCACTCCTCAGGTTGTATCTTACGATCCGGAAGCAACAACTGCTGATCCGCTTGCTTACGAGGACTTTACTACAGCTATCAGCAAAATCCACTCTTCCTATCTCTCCGGCGCAGTTGTATATGCGAATAATGCGACTATCTGGACTCAGATTGCTACTCTTAAGGATGAGAATGGAAGACCGTACTTCATTCCTGATGTTACCGGAGGCGGTGTAGGTAGAATTTTCGGGTTTGTTGTTAAGCCTGATGCAGGTGTTACCGATGGTTCCATCATAATCGGTAATGTAAATGCTGGCTACATCATGAACACCAGTGAGCCGATGAGTGTAGCTACAGAGGAGCATGTAAAACTTAGAACAGTTGATTATGCAGCCTATACAATCGTTGACGGAGCAGTGTTAGATACCAAGGCATTCGCATTGATCCGTAATACACCTGCAGCTTAGGAGGTAGCTTATGAAGGTTAGGGCATTGATTATGTTCAATGACCTCAAAGCTAAAAAGCTCCGTAAAGAGAATGAATTATTTGAAGTCTCTTCAGATAGGGCCAGTGAATTAAACGCTGGCCCTCATGGAGTTTTAGTCGAGATCATTGACAAAGTAGATATTCCGGTAAAACCGGAGACTAAGCCAACCATGAAAGGCGGTGGCGCAGGTGTTAGAAAAAATAAAAATAGCTCTAAGAATTAAGAATACAGCTTTCGACACTGAGATTGCTGATTTAATTGCGTCAGCAAAGTCGGATTTGATTTTATCCGGAGTATTAGAGGATAAAGTAACCGATACTGATTCGTTAATTATTCAAGCTGTCAAGCTCTATGCAAAAGCTCATTTCGGAATAGATAATACAGACAGCGAAAAGTACCAATCGAGATACGATAGTCTTAAAGCTCATCTTTGCTTATCTGCAAAGTATACAGAGGCGGTGGTGTAATGTTTAAAGATATTATAAGTCTTATTTACTACACAGTCGTTGGAACTACTACACAGGAGAACTTCGTCGAGGTATTTGCAAGTAAAGAATCGATCACTAGACAAGAATTTTATGTATCTTACCAGACTGGGTTGAAACCTTCAATTATGTTTAAAGTGAGATCAGAAGATTTTGAAATGACTAAGAATATCAATCCATCCACCAAGAGAGAGCAGAGTGCTACTAAGGTTCTTAATAATGGTGCTAAGTATGATATCGTAAGGATTTTTGAAAAAGGTGATTATGTTGAAATAATCTGCAGTTAGGTGATGCTAATGAATATTACATTTGATTACGAAGAAGCTTTTTTTAGTATCGAAAAAGAGATAGGACGTATTCCGAATGATATCAGATCACGAAGCAAAGAAATCATGAAGAATACTGCGAACATCGTTAAAAAGAATGTGGTAAGTAATTTATCCGCATTAGGTAAAAGCGAAGCAACATCAAATTATGATGGGAGCACACCTTACATACATATGAAGAACGATGTCAAGACATCGGTGAAAGATGATAATCAAGGAACGGTATATGCAGTTATTAAAGGTGGTAAATATACCGGATATAAGTGGCACCTATTAAATAATGGTACGGTGAATTCTAGGGCTACTCACTTTGTCGATAATGCTCTGAAGCAATCAGAAGGAGAATTTGAAGTTATGGTGGATGTCATGATAAGGGAGGCGGTTCAGTAGTGGAAGATGAGTTAAAAGCCTTGTTAGATAGTGTTTCGTTGATCCCTGTGCTTCCGGATGGGGTACCTGACGTCATTCCATGCGTTACATTTCATTTTTTTTCGGAGAACGGAGCTCTGTTTGGAGCTGGAAAAGCTACGGAAGAGACAGCATCATGTCAAATTGACATCTGGTATTCAGAAAAATCCGCTGAAATTAAGAGTACAATCAGTAGCATTAAGAATTTAATAAAGAATAAAAGAACCTATTCGTATCCGGTGAAAGGCTATATCTATGAGGCTGGTAGCAGGATACATCATACATATTTTACATTTGAAATTATAAATGAAAGTGAGGTATAAACATGCCAAATAGTGTAAAAGCAAACGTTTTTAATGTAAAACGCATCGTATATACAGTGATCTCTAAGGATGACTCTACTGCCTTTAACTTTGGACCTATTAAGGCTTTTGGTGCTCCAATGCAAGTGCAGTTAACTCCTTCTTACGCGAGTGGTACATTATACGGCGGTGGTGTTAAGACGGAAGACATGAGTAAAATCACCGGTGTTGCATTAAAGGCTGATGTTAATAAAGTCCCGATCGAGGTTAGAGCTGAGATTTATGGACATGAATACACGGCCGGTGAATTGATAACACATAAGGATGATCAACCGAAAGAGATTGCAATTGGATATGAGATGGAGTCTACTGGGGATAATCAGGAGTTTGTATGGTTGTTTAAGGGGAAGGCAAAACCTTTCGCTAAGACGGTACAGCAGACTACGGATAATATCAATTTTTCAACTGATAGCATAGAGATTGGTTTTATTCCGAGAGAACATGACGGTGAACTTAAGAGGGATGCTGATACTGCTAATCCTGAATTTACTTCAGCTGTTGCAGCTGTTTATCTGGATACTGTTCCTGGTGGAACTCTAGTAGCGGTTTAAGAGGTGAATATATGAAGAAAACGATTAGTGTAAAACCGGTTACAGAAATTGAATTACAGTTTGAAGATGGAAATAGCCTTGACATTCGTTTTGATGCCGAGGCTATTTCAAATTTTTCTGAATTAGATGGTGGCTTGACAGCTTTTATCAATGAGGATAAGCTCCCGGAACGGTGTGCAAAAATCATCTTCGTTGGTGCAAGAGCAAGACGAGCAGACTTCACACTGGAAGAAGCAAGAGCAGTAGTATCCACAATGGCTCCTACTACAATCACCGAGATAGTATTTGAATTTAACGAAAGTATGGGCGCAACCTCAAATGGGGTGCAAAGTGAACTCCAAAAAAAGTTGATGGCACAGTACTTGGAGAAGATTATGAAATAGATTTCGATAATCTATTCTACCTGTACTGTATTAAAATGCAAAGATCACATGATGAATTTTGGCATAGTTCAATAGCTCAAATTCTAAGGATGATTGATCTATATACAGATGATTTACAAAGACAGGCAGCAGCATATGACACCACCGGATCTAAACCGGAGGTGAGGCATATTACAAGTATGAAAGAGATAGAAGGTTGGTGATGAGATGGCTAATAAAAAAATCATATACATGGGGCTTGACTATTCTCAATTAGATGCAGGGACAACAGAGATAAATCGGAAGATGGGTTTATTAGAATCACAGTTCAAACTGACAAAGGAAGAAATCAAATCCTATGGCAGTGAAGCCGATCAGCTTTCTCTTAAAAGTGAAAAACTGACACAGGAGATCATATTACAGACCAAGAAGGTTGACTTATCAAAGGAGGCATATGATAAGGCTGTAGCCAGCGGAAAGGCTTCCGATAAGCAATTAGATAATCTTCAAAAGTCATATATAGATAGTCAGACTAAGTTACAAAAGCTAAATAATGAACTTGCTGAGAATAAGACAAAGATAGATAAAGCAGCAAAAAGCGCGGACTCATTCGGTGGATCTATTAGGAATATTGCGTCTGATCTTGGTATTAATGTAAGTCCGGCATTGGAAGGTGTTGCGTCAAAATTTGATGGTATGGATGCAAGCGTAGGAAATGCTATTGTAGGTATTGGAGCAATAGCCACCGCATTTATCGGATGTACCGTAGCGGCAGCAGGTATGGCGGATGAGCTACTTACTCTTTCAAGCACATCAGGAGTAGCAACCGATGAATTACAGAAGATGCAATATGCTTCGGAATTCCTTGACGTAGGAACAACTACAATGACCGGTTCTATGACCAAACTTACAAGAAGCATGAATGATGCCAGAAACGGATCTAAAGAGCTGGATGAAGCATTTAGAACCCTTCATTTAAGATACAAGGACAATAATAATGTATTGCTTGACTCACAGGAAGTGTTTTACCAGACGATTGATGCATTGGGCAAGATTAAAAATGAGACTGAAAGAGATGCATTATCGATGACTGTCTTTGGAAAGTCGGCTAAAGATCTTAATCCTTTAATTGAAGCAGGAAGTAAAAGACTTAGAGAGTTAGGGATTGAAGCTGAAGACATGGGATTAATTTTAAGCGGACAAGCTCTCGAAGATCTTGGACAGTTTGATGATAATATGCAGAAAATGAATGCAACATTTGAAGCAACTAAGGTGCAGTTAGGATTGGTTTTACTTCCGGTGCTAACTGCTCTTACAGATTGGATTGGAGATATTCCGGCTCCTGTATTATCGGGAGTAATAGCATTCGGATCAATGTTGGTAATCTTTGGGCTACTTACTAAGGCCGCTCAATCAATGGCGATTGCTAATGCATTATTGTCAGCGTCTAATGTAACTGTAGGATCAACTGGAATCATTGCTACAACAGGTATGGGTCCTTTGCTTTTAATATTGCTTGGAATAGCTGCAGCTGTTGCATTAATAGTAGGCGGAGCAGTAGGAATTAAAAATGCAATGAATGAAGTGAAAGATGCGACTTCTGACATCATCAGTAGCACTAATAATGCTGCAGCTAATGCACAATCAGCAGTAACATCTTCATCTCGTACAAGAAGCTATTCTCAATCACCTTTGACACGATCTAATGCAAGCGGTACCGACAACTTCCCGGGTGGCGATACCTGGGTAGGTGAAGCTGGTCCAGAGATCGTCAGTCTGCCAAGAGGAAGTAAGATATACAGCAATTCTAGAAGCCAGGAGCTCACCGGTGGCGGTGATACCTATAACATAACAATCGATGCTAGAAATGTCAAAGAATTCAATGATGTGATATCTATTATGCAGAACTATAAGCAGACAGTAAGGCAAGGGAGGGTGAGATCGGTATGAGTACGCAAATGACATTTACTTGTGCAAAGGATACATATACAAGTCTTTTAACCCCAACAGCCAATTATGGATCATCATTGTTTAATAAAGTAGGACATTTAGCGGATCCAAATACAAATTCATTTTTCGCATCCTTCTTTGGCTTTGATTTATCATCTATTCCTAAAAATAAAGTTATTACTGCAATGAATATTCAGATATATATTTATTCATTCTTTGACAAATTTGGAACCTTGGGGAATCCCATATATGGTGATTCTAGCTATGCAGCAACCTATCCTTTGGTTATTAAAGCGAGAAGAGTAGTAAATTACACGTTAGCTGAACTAGAGAGCTCGCTAACATATACAGAAGTTACTGGTAAGCCGGGAACAGATAATGTATATGGAGCAACAAGTGCAGCCGGAGACGCATCATATAATATCATTTACTCCAGAGGATCATACATAACTTTACCCGTATCGAATGTGGTTAGAAATGATGCTGGAGAGTATGTAGTTGCAGTCTTTAGAGATGATAACTATCTCAATAATTCTGGTCTAACAATTGCAACGAATATTACAGCTAGAGATAATGCATATCCTGCAATATTAACGGTGACATTGGATGATTATGTACCAGCTGCTCCGACGAATATCACACCTAATAATTCCAATAGAAATGTAGCTGGAGACATTAAATTATCTTGGCAATGGGAAGATACGTATGTAGGTACCACACAGGCGAGCTATGAGTTGATGTATTCCACTAATAACTTTGTTACATCTCAAGCCGTAACGGGTACGACTGCAAAAGAACATATAATACCGGCGAACACATTCGCATTTGGTAACACGGTAAGCTGGAAAGTCAGAATAACAGACTCAAATGGGGATACCTCAAGTTGGTCTGATGTAGCAACGTTTAATATAGGACTAACAACTCCTTCTACACCGGAAGCAATCAGTCCTATAAGCACCATAGTCAATTCATCGGATGAGATTTACTACAGATGGAAATTTATTGATCTGTTTGGATATACTCAAACTAAATTTGATTTACAATACCGCGAAGGAACAACACCAGAGACAACCATCACAGTAACCGATACGGGCAATCAATATATAATGCCTAGTAAAACGATTATAAATGGTGGTGACTATTCATGGAGAGTAAGATGCTACAATGCATTCAATGAAGTAAGTCCGTATACCACATGGCAGCCGTTTTATGCGATTGGTCAGCCTGCAGCACCGTCTATTTCATCCATCAGTAATAATACTAGACCGGTTGTTAAGTGGTCTGCATTTGACCAAGATATATATGTATTAAAGATTTATAAAGATAATGTAGGTGTATATGATTCCGGTGAACAGTTTGGAGCATTTGAACATGCAGTTAGTACATTCTTAGAGGATGGAAATTATCTCGTAGGTATCAAAATTCGTAGCTTGTATGGCTTTTGGAGCAATGAAGCATTAAGTTCATTCACATTATCTACAACGAAACCAAGTAAGCCAATATTGTACGGAACTTCTAGTGGATTATACGTCTCTATGATTTTAACATCATCAACAATAGATAATATAATCTACAGAAAAGGTGAAAAAGATAATGCTTTCATAATGGTTGATGAAATAACATCAAATACGTATATTGATTATAAAGTTCCGGCTGGTGAGAATGTCTATTTTATAAGATCAGTTAATGAAAATGGTTTTATTGATAGCGATATGATTACAGTAAATGTAAGCTTCTATGGATCGGTAATTGCGGGTTTTGATAACATTTCTGAGATGGTTAACCTATACAAAACAAAGGATACAGATAAGAGAAAATCGATATCGTTTTCAAAGACTCAATATCTGGTTAATTGCAATGGAAGAAAATACCCTATACAACAGAGTATGCCGTTTAGAAATCATAGTGAAAACCATGAGTATTTTATTAAGATCGATGATTATGACAAACTATGCCGTATCATCGATGAAAATGATACTTTCTATTACCGGAATAATTATGGATATCATTATAAAATCAGCTTATCGAATGTAGTAATCCAGGAAGATGTATTCGGGTATAATGTATCGTTTATCGTAACCAGATTGGAGGAATAAAGATGAAGGAATTAGCTCAGGAGGGGTTTACTCATGATCGAGTTAAAGATGCATTGATGTCCAATCGGCAGATCCAATTTGAATATGAATTACTTGATAAACAGGATAGAAGGATAGGAACCATTGACGATGTGAATGGTTCCTATTCTTTTAACTCAGAGGCACAAATTAAAGGAGCCGGAAGATTTGTATTAAATGAGAAAAACCTAAGAGAAATAGATTTTCTTAGTGAAAGAATTAAACCGCTCTTTTGTTTGAAAATCGGTTCAAAATGGATTAAATGGAGCCAGGGTATCTATCTGATAAGTTCACCAGACCGAGAAGAAAGAAACGGAGGGGTATACCGATCAATAGATGCCTATGACAAATCATTAATTCTAATGGAAGATAAGGTTGATAATCGATATTTGATTACAGCCGGTACATTATACACGGATGCAATCAGGACACTACTAATTTCTGCAGGTATTACAAAATACAGCATTGAAGAAAGCAGTTTGGAATTATCGGTTGACAAGGAATTTGAGATAGGTACCAGTAAGCTCGATATTATAAATGGGCTTTTGATTTCAATTAATTATAATACGTTATGGTTCGATGGTAATGGGTATTGCATGATTAGAAAGTATATCAATCCGAAAGACAGAGCATATGAGTTCAATTATGAAACGGATGAAAAATCAATCATCACGTACGGTTCAACTGAGTCCATAGATGCATTTAATGTACCGAATAAATTTGTAAGGTATGTCGAAAATCCGGAAACAGATTACTTGATTTCATCCTTTGTAAATGATAGATCGAGCAATCCGTTATCCACCGTGAGCAGAGGAAGAGTTATAACTGATATTGAAGCTGTAAGTGATATTCCGGATCAGGTAACACTTGATCAGTATGTTCAGAGAGTAGCAACCGAGAGAAGCCTTATATTCGGAGGTGTAAAATTTCCGACGTTACCGATGCCACATCATACATTTCTGGATTGCTTAAGAGTAAAAAATACCACCTTAGGCATTGCAGAAAAGTATATTGAAACTGAATGGAGCATTGACACCGGTGAAAAAGGTCTTATGACTCATAAATGCAAGAAGGTGGTTGAATTATGGTAGATGCAAATGAGTTTGTAAAGCTAGAAGAAGGACAAAAGGATGAGTTGGATTTTAAACTTGCCACAGTAACTGAACTATTTGAGACGGGTACAGCTAAGATTATATTCTATGGTGAAGACGTTGCGAGTGAGAAAGAATATGCGTATTTAGCTTCCTATGAGCCTGTGATTGGAGACATTGTTCTTACTGTTCCATTTGCTGATAGTTATATCATAATAGGTAGGCTGCTATTTAAACAGACATTGCCGGAAGAAATCGAGATTACTATGGATGATGTCAATGGAGCTATCACTGAAGCTTTGACAACATATGCGAAAACATCAGATCTTTCTGCTTATGTTCAGACGACTGCATTATCAGAATATGTAAAGACATCTCAATTATCAACGTATGCGAAAACATCCGATTTATCGAATTATTCACCTACTAGTCATACTCACACCAGTGTTAAAAGCTCCAGCTATACGGCCGGACTTGATCTTATTTTTAATGGCTATCCTGCACTTATACCAAGTTCATCAAATATGTGCCTTGGTGCATCAAGCAATGCAAGATGGAATACAGTGTATGCCGTAACAGGAACGATTAACACATCAGATAAAAGGCAGAAAAAGTTTATAAAGTCGATAAGTGAAAAATACTTAGGTTTATTCGAAAAACTGAGACCTGTCACATACAAATTTAAGAAAAATCAAAGTGATAGAATTCATCTTGGATTTGTTGCTCAGGAAGTAGAGGATGCAATGAGTAGCATCGGAATGGACAGTAAGGAATTCGCCGGGTTTATTAAAGCACCCATAAGGGACAAGGGTGGGAATATCATAGATTATGAGTATGGGCTTAGATATTCAGAGTTTATCGCTCTAAATTCATATATGATACAACAGCTCATGAAGAAAATAGATAAATTATCAAAGAGAATTGAGAAACTTGAAAGGAAGTCGAGGTGATCAGATGGTTATAGTTACATTTTCAGACAATGGTATTACATATGATAAAAATGCATTCTTCCAGTATGACTATGGACAGAAAATTGAAGTTCATGGTTTAAATCTTCCTGACGGTACTCAGTTCCATTTCGCTAATAAAGGTGCAGGAGCAGTTGCTAAAATAAGTACAACGGTTGGTGAAGTGACCACGGTGGATGTTCCACAGAGCGTTCTGCTTCTTCATGGGGAAATGAACGTATATATTTATTCAACCTCTGAGACAAGTGGTATCACCATTAAAAGTATAACATTCAATGTTAAGGGTAGAGAGAAGCCGGGTGATTATGCTCCTCCGGATGAGCCGAACATCATTGAAGAGTTACAAGCCAAGCTGGATCAGATAATTGCAACTGGTATCGCTTCATATACACCGGATCCGCAGGATGTTATCGATATTATTGATGACTATGTGCCGGGAAACTTGATTACGAATAATGATATTGCCACAATACCAGGAACAGCTTGGGATGCAGTAAGGGGTAAAGCAGCAAGGGACGATATTACAATCCTTCAGAATGATAAATTAGATAAAAACGGAGATACGAAGGACAATACAGTATCATTCACAGAGGCAGTAGTTGAGGCTGATATCAATACAACCGAAACCCATGCAACGATATTCGGAAAGATAAAAAAATCCATAAAGACATTTAGAACATCAATTGCTGAAAAATTCGCACTTTCAAATATTATACATACAACTGTGGTGAACGATACAACTAAGGTACCAAGCTCTGCGGTAACCTACAGTTTAGCGCAGAGTGTTCAGACGCTAAATGATAATTTAGTAGTGGAAGATTTATCATCATCCGTGACTGTTTCATTAACCGGATTAGTCATTAAATTAAGACGATACGGCAAACATGTTTATGTGTTAGACTTTGCATATTCAGGAACCGCGGAGATAACAAATGGTATAGTTTGCGCTATCTTGACAAATTCAGATTTTATGCCAATGTCAGATACTCTCGGGGCCTTAACCGCGTATAATACAACACTTATTTATAACACTCCTATGTTAACTGTTAGCTCCGGTTCTCAGATAACCATTAGTGGCTGCACGGTTGCATCAGGTACGTTGGCTGTAATCAGTGGGCAAGTGATATGGATTAGATAGCTATTAAATATCTAATCTCCACCGCACAGATAACCGCATATATATCTTATGTGTGGTATATGTAGCAACTTCAATCCCTAAAGATGATATTTGTACCCACGCTATATTAGGAGTTGTTACTCCATCATAATTTATGCCATATCCTCCCTGCACCCCAGATAAAGGCTGTATGTTTGTTGGTAACGACGTGATTATACCTCCGAGCGCATCAATTTGCAAGACGGTATATAGAATAGCCTCTTTGCCAACCTTTTTGCAGGAAAACTCCAATACTGATACGACATTCGAACCAAAAGTAAAGCTACTCTGTGGATAGTCTTCTACCACAAAATTATCATTTATCGTATTGATAGAATTCGCTAAACTGTAGTTTCTAAAATAAAAATAGAAAGGATTTATTGAATGGAAAAAATAATTATTAGTGGTACATCGTTTAATCTTGTACCTATGGGAATATCACAAACGGAAAAGAAAAGAAGCTTCACTATTTCATCTGAGCTAACTTATGACGAAATTGAAGTAGCATTTTCAGATGTGTCTAACATAAGGTATACATCTGAAGCTGATGAAATTTTAAAGGTGTTTATGGATGGTATATCAGTTAAAACCATCTCTAAGGACTTTGAAAACAGTACTTATATAATCGAGATCAGCATTGATGCGGTTGAAGCTGAGTTAAAGCAATTGCGAACTCAAGTCGCTGCGTTATTTGAATAATTCGATATAATCATCGAATATGGTTATCAATGAAAGGATGGTAATATGATAAAAATAAAGTCAAAAAGCAATGAATTTATTGCTGAAGAAGTGAAAAAACCAAATGAGAATAGGCTGCAATTTACGGTAACCGGAATTACTGATTTTGAGGGATTTAAAAAGAAACTTAATAAAAGAGATTTGGAAAATGTGGAGGTGTATACAGGAACAAAACTTACCTCCAGCTATGAAAAATTTAATAAGATTGTGTTTCCGATTGGTATTGAAGAGCTGGAAGATGGTACAAAGAAGGTAACTGTTACATTGGAGCAAGAGGATGAGAATTCAGCAAGACTTTCTGCCTTAGAGGATGCAGTTAAAAAACTGATCCAATCAGGATTGGGGGCGGTATAGTGGTTGAATTAATGATTGAACTATACCGTGACAACCTATTAGACGATATCAATCTCGATATCGCTGTTAATAAGAAATGGATTACTGAAGAAGAAAAAACAGAAATAGTAGCAAGTAAGGGAGCTTAGAAATAAGCTTCCTTTTGAAATGTCAATATTAAATCAATGAAAGAAGGGTAAGGGAGAATGAGTAAAATTAAAACATTAGTAACTGGATTTTTCGCTATGTTAGCAGGCTGGTTAGGGATATTAGCAATCCCCATGTTGATACTTATAATCTGTAATGTGGCCGATTATGTGACAGGCTTAGTGGCGAGTAAGTATCGCAATGAACAGATAAACAGCTACAAGAGTTTTCGAGGTATTGCTAAGAAAGTATGTATGTGGTTACTGGTAGGAGTAGGAGCTATAATTGATTGGCTTATGATTTATGCTGGTGAAACAGCAGGTATAACAATGCCTTTTACATTTTTAGTAGCTTGTATCGTGGCAATTTGGCTTATTTGCAATGAGATTATAAGTATTCTCGAAAACATGGTTGATATAGGAGTTGATCTTCCTCCGTTCTTAGCACCCATTATAAAAAATATCAAGACACAAGTTGAAAATAAGGCTACTGTGAAGGAGAATGATGCATAATGAATATTACAAAGCGATATATGACAAAGAACCGATGCTATTCCAGACCAGTAAAACTGAAGGTTCAGAAGCTTGTACTTCACTCTCTCGGGGTAGCTCAGCCGAATGCATATGTACTGATCAACTCATGGGACAACCAAGAGGCTGATAAATGTGTACATGCCTTTATCATGGAACACGAAGTCATTCAGACTCTTCCTTGGGATCGTAAGGGATGGCATGTAGGAAGCGGTAGCAAGGGATCATGGAATAGCTGCTCGATCGGTATTGAGATCTGCGAGCCTTCCGGACATAAATACAATGGGGGCACTATGGTCGGCTATGATGTAAAGAAGAATTCAGCCTACTTTGCAGCGGTATATAACAATGCTGTGGAGTTATTTGCTTTCCTCTGTAAAGAACATAATCTGAATCCTATAGAAGATGTATATTGTCACAGTGAAGTAAATAAGCTTGGTTATGGATCTAATCATGCAGATGTAATGCAATGGTTCCCGAAGCACGGAAAGAGCATGGCCACATTCCGAGAAGATGTAAAGAATAAACTAGAAGAGATACTGGAGCCTAAAAAAATTACCATTTACAGGGTGCAAGTTGGAGCGTTCGGATCAAAAGAGAATGCTAACCGTCTTGTTAAAGAGCTTGAGGTAAAAGGTTATAAACCTATTATCACAGAGGGTTGACACAGCTTCTATATGTGCACAAAATGTACACGCAAGAAAAAAATGCGTGGAGTTGGTTACATAAACCGATAACCGTCTTAAATGTTAAAATTCGAGGTCGTTAATGACTAGAGCTACAACCAGATTAAACCTCCATCGAGCAGATGAATACAAAGTGAATAGCTGGATAAAATTATAGCCCTCATTGTCATTTGACTTTGAGGGCTATAGTTATAATGCATTTAATATCCTACTGCTTTGACACCATATTCGGCTTGATCACTTGTAAATCCTTCATACACCAATTGGTCGATTAGTTCTGTGCGTGAGAATGAAGAGGTATCAAGATAATTTTGCGCGCAGGCTGTAGCTTGTTCATTCCAATCTGCGCCACAGTTATCAGCACCATATGTAGCTTCATCAGTTGTATATTTTTCATATTCTAACTGTTCAATCAACCCACTATATGAGAATGAAGTGGTATCAAGGTAGTTTAAAGCAGCAGCTAATGCTTGTTCATTCCAATTTGCACCACAGTTATCAGCCGCAAAAGTTGCATCTTCAATAGAATAATTTTCATATTCTAATTGATCAATAAGGCCAAAATAAGAAAATGGCGTAAAAGACAAATAGTTATTAGCAGACTTTAATGCGTTTTCCTCCGACAATGTCATTTCGGAAACAGTTGTTTCTTCTGTCGGGGTTATCGTAGGCTCTAAAGTAGGTTTCTCAGTTGGAACAACTTTGTTATCACTCTCCACTGCAGTTTCTGTTATATCTGCAGAATAATCTGTTGTTATGCTGGCATCATCGCCTTGGTTCATCATAGATCCAATCACACCTATCATGAAAAATAATCCAATAACAATCAGGATAGCGGTTAAGCAACCGCGCTTTTTCTTTTTAGGTTGTTGCGTATAAGGACTTTGCTGATATTGTTGTTCAAGTATAACTGGCGGTGGTACTTGCTGTGATTGATTTTGCTGTTGTGCCGGAGTTCCACAACTTGAGCAAAAATTACCACTGAATTCTGTTCCGCATTTATTACATATCATGTATAATACCTCCCATAATTATATATTATTTTACATATTATAACTCTATCGGTATATTTTGTCAAAAAAGAAAACCATACATCACTGCAGGGCCTTCCGACAACTCTAATCTAGTTTTTTGGGATAATTTGATTTTAACACCATTATAAGATTATTCATAGTACAAAAATTATTATACTTTTTATCTAATTTTACCAAATTTGATGTAGTATACCAAATTACTATCATTGACACCAAACTTTTTATATAATAACATAATGGCTATAAATGCTAACACTGATATAATAACTATCCTGATTATATAGAACTTCTTTTCATTTAATTGTACATCCTCATCTAGAATTATTCCATAATCAAACCACATTTCACCGGCATAAGCAAATAGAATTAAAACATTAAAAATAATACACATTTCTTAAGTACCTCCTTCTACATTATCATGGGTTAATATTACTTATGACGTGTATGGGGATATACATACGAACATACAAGTCATATGTTGCAATTAAATATCCACAACCTTAGGGTTTATGCTGATTGTGAAGTTAGTATTATCACGGTTTCCCTTCTTGTTGTGTTCGGTTTTTAGGTAACTGATACTAGAAACGATATCTCGTAAAGCATCATTCTTCGCGGCAGCAGTTGGAAGATCATAATAATGGGTTAGAATATTATCTGCCATGGGAATAAAGATATCATTATAATTCGACTGCTGAGCCAACGCGGATAATTCAATTTCTGTTTTATTAATCAATGATAATAACCGTTCTCCCTCCTCCTCAATCTTCTTGTTACGTTCCTTAAAGATATCAACGGAATAGACTCCTTGCTCTAAGAGCGTATATAGTTTATCTCTTTGAGTATTTAACTTCTCATGATTTGATCTTAGCTGTTCCAGTACCATTTCAGTATCCTTGATTGCCTTGGAATATGGCATATCAAATCTCTCGGATTCCCACTTTGCCTTAAAATTAATAAGCCAATTACGCAGTGCATCAATCACAACTTCTTCCACTAGATAGAGGGGGGAAGATATATTATCACAATACACATTCGGACATTTGATGGTATCATACGGTGTCTTAGTATTCTGTGCTAGCCTGGTCATTAAAGTTCCACACTTGGAACAGTAGATCAGTCCGGTAAGAGGGTTCTTCAATATGCTACTACCAGGTACCGGAGCATGTCCTCTCTTAGCAATTACAGTTTGAACCTCTTTGAAGGTAGCTTCACTGATGATAGGTTCATGTAAGCCTTTTACTTCGATGTATTCTTCTGACTTTCTCCGAACCTTAGATATTTTACTGTCCTTTGCAACCTTTTTCTCCTTGCGATAGGACCAGCGGATCATTCCGAAGTAAACAGGGTTCTTCAATATGTCGGTAATAGAAGACTTGGTCCATTTATCATTGACAAGTGGTTTAATTCCAATTTCATTCAGTTTCCGCGCTATTCTGGTAGCACCTAATTTGAGGTAAGTATTATCCGGTTGCAGATCACCGATGGTATACCACTCGAAGATCTTCTTAATAATATCTGCCTGTTCGGGTATTATAGTAAGCGTAAATCCTTTATCACCGGCTATCTTGATCCTATCATAACCATAGGGAGCGGTTGAACCAAGAAATTTCCCTTCCTTTGCAGATGCAATACGTCCACGCTGGATACGTCTATTTATTGTCTTATACTCTCGTCGGCTCATAAAGAGATTAAATTCGAAGTACTCTTCATCAAACTCATTCTCAGGATCAAAAGTCTTATTAGGAGTGATAATCTTAGTATTAGAGATCTTAAAAGCTTGTGCAACTAACCCTTGATCAATGGTATCTCCTCTGGCAAGTCGTTCTATCTCCATGACCAAGACACCATCCCAGGCACTTTCTGATACTTCGGTTAACAATTGTTGCATAACTGGACGTGCAGCAATAGTCTCACCAGATACAACCTCTCGGTAAATATCAGTTACATGGATCCGTAGTTTATTGGCTAACGATAATAGATGCTTTTCATGGCGAAGAAGTGTCTCGACTTCACCTTGAGCTTCTAATTCAATATCAGCTCTGGATTTTCTTAAGTACATCACATACTTTGCCATAATAATTCCTCCATAATAAAAAGCTCTGGTTGATATTGGCCAGAGCTTAGAGTACAATAATAAAAACGGTATCTAAGCTCTGACCAGCTGGATATCGTTGACGCTCCTGTTCGCAGCAGGAGCGTTTTTTTATTTAATTATAAACCGAATTGGGCTTTAAGTACAACTTTGCCGTCTTGAAAAGTAATATTAGCATTAGAAATTCCGTTATATCCATACCATATATAAATCTGAGTAGCATATTCGTTTCCAATGCCTAAATCAACGGAACTAAGTAATTCGCCTTGTTCACCTATAATGTTAGAGACATCTTCATATGACATTCCGATTTGTATACTATTAAATTCAGATTTAGAAATACCTTTATTATTCATAGAATGGATTATAATGTATGATACACTTATTATTATAATAAGTGAACAAACAACAACAAATATAATTTTATAAACATCTTTAAAGAAATCATTATTAAATTGTTCTAAATCATCAGCCTTCATTTGTATGACCACCTTCCATATTATAGGAATATAATAAACCCATTAAGCGGAAAAAGCAATTATAAAAACTATATATCAAACTAGCTTAATAAAATAAATAAAATAATATTGGGTTCAATACCTTTAGACAATACTTTAAAAAATAATGCAAACAAATGTTCTAAAAGACTTGATATGTCCGTGGTAAGTAGTATACTGTGATTACTACCTTAGAACGTGCGTTTGATTAACAAAGGAGGGCTTACATAGTGGGCATTAATGAACTTAAGGAATTCATAATTGATTTAATCAAAGGCATTGACGATGTAAATATCTTAACAAAGATTTATACCGTCGTTAAAAACTTAATATGATTTAAAGAAAAAGAGTAGGTTACCAATGACCTACTCTTTACTCTTATCTGCAATATGTATTATGAAGTCTTTAAGTAGTCTTTTCCCATTTTCATCAAGCTTCCAATACTCGATCAGTGCTTGCATTGCTAATTTATCATTTGCCTTAGATATCTGAGCGGCAGCCTTGAAAAATTCATCTTCTTCAGGAACCTCTACGAACATGCTTCCTTCTCCGGTCCGGAGCCAATTCTCATTAACATTAAACTCCCTGCATATTGAAATAAAGACTTGATCAGTTACGCTGCGTTCACCACTTTCAATTCTTGATACAGCAGCTCTTGTTATTCCTATTTTATCTCCTAACTCAGATTGAGTTAATTTTAGATATACTCGCAATTCTTTTATACGCTCGTTCAATTAATCACCCCTTTCACAAACATAATAACAGAGATTAGTTCCAAAGTCAACAAAATATCAAAATATGTGTTGACAAACGTTCCAAAGACACCTATAATGTAACCATAGACAACAAAAACAGTTTTTGTACGACACTGAAAGGAGACATTTTATGAGTGATCAAAACAAACCTACGACAAACGATAAAAACTATTCTCATCTTACTGAAAATGATCTTACAGAAGGAAAAGAGATTAACGAACTAATGAGTGGTTTAGATGAACAGACCAAGAAATTAGTGCTTGTATATGCCAGGGGATTAAGTGATATGCAAGCAGCAGGAGAAAAGAGGACAGCCTAGCCATTGGCTAGGCTGAGAAAGGATGAATAACAATGGATGAGAACATTCGATTAATGAACTTAACTGTAGTAAAAGACGGTACAAAAACAAGAATATTTCTCAATAATACTGAAATTAAAAATGTTACTTACCTTAATATTAAGAGTCCAGAAGATAGCCCAACAGAACTCACACTCACTATGTTGGTAAATTACCCTGTAGAGCAGAATTAATCATTGATGTAACAACTCCTGAAGCAATTTTCATAAGCACATCAAGCGAAGATGAGCCTATGCTTTTAGCACCTCTAGATAGGCAGAGAAAGGAGAAACATGTTTGCAATACTATACTTCATAGCATTAATAATATTGATAAGCTCAGCGATAAGAAGGGGATTAGAGAATGCCTTTGAATTCATTATTTTCTTTATTCTGCTGTGGGTCACATTGATGAAGTTTGCAGAAAGCCTAATTTCTCTAATCCAATAGTGAATAATCCAAATAAAATAACTACGAAATAGAGCTAAGCAAATCAGGGAAGGAGGATAAAACGTTCATGTTAGAAAATATTGACAAAACAATTAATACACTATGTGAGTGTATTCAGAATGTGGCTGCTAAGAATGTAGCAAACGGGGAGACTGCTGAATTAACAAAAGCTCTTGCAACATTATTAGTTGCAAGAGCTAATGCATCAACTACGTTTCTTCAGTAGTATCTGGATCTAAATTATCGAATACAGTTTTAAAAAAGGTAGTAACTTCTTTTGCGGTCAAGTTTGGCTTGTCCCAGACTGTAAGCATTTTATGTTCGATCGCAAGAAGAGTGCATTCTTTAGCAAATGCAATTTTAGCTTCGGTGTTCATTTTTACCATAATAATATATCCTCCCTTTCGTATTTCGCATGCCAGCGATAAGGGGATTATACCACGATATTACATATTATGCCATTAAAACCGCCGAAAGGCGGTGGCACTAATACAGCCCAAGCCGGTCCCAAGCCCGGATTAATGTAGAGGGATGCCAGATTACCCGATCTGAGAGATGTTTAACAAGTTTTACTGGTTTTTAATGAGAAAACCTTGAAAGCCGAAGGAATTGCAGTTAGCTGCTATCGGTTGCAACGTATCAACAATTCGTCTTTGGCATTGGCCAGAAAAGAGGAGATTGCACGTAGGATATGCAGGTTTTATCGCTCTTACCATAAGGAGCGACGATCGGGTATCTATATGGAAACAAGTACAGACATATTGTCATAGCATATAGAGAAAGTATTATGGGGTGACCATGATGGTATTAAAAGAAATGCAGATTAGGCAAGCAAAGGTTATCTTCGTTGATGATTACATATCCAAGAACAATGTAACTAAAGAGCAATCAGTTGAGGTATTAAATCGAGTAGCTGCAAGGATGCAACTGCAGTTAACAATGCAGTTAAATGCGAAAAGAGCTGCCGGGATCGATACAGATAAGCCTTCAGAGTAGAAGGCAGGAGGGACAAGCCTATGAATTATGATGAATTTACTTTACTGGATTGTACCGCATTATTTGATTTTAAAAACATTTCCGTGGTAATAGAGAATGGCCATATAACGGAATTGGTAGATAACAGAAATTAAGAGGAGGATTACTAATGATTAACAACACAGCTTTAATTGTAGGAACAGTATTTTCAGAACCTCAATATGACCACACGGTCATGGACGAGAAATTCTATCTATTCTATGTAAGCTCCATGAGAAGGAGCAATATACCGGATGTTCTTCCGGTGATCATTTCAGAAAAATTATTAGAATCAAATATTGGATACTTAGGTATGAGGGTTGAGCTTAAAGGATCCTTCCGGAGTCATAATCTTCATAAGGATGGAAGAAGCTATAAACTGTTATTTATATTTACAGAATATCTGAAGTTAACAGACCAGATGGAAGATGTAAATGAGATATCTCTAGAAGGACACCTTTGTAGACAGGCCGTGTACCGTGAGACACCATTAGGTAGACAGATATCGGATATTAACCTGGCAGTCAATAGACCATTTGGAAAATCGGATTACATTCCAGTGCTAATGTGGGCTCGTAATGCAGTGGTTGTATCAACATTGCCGGTAGGTTCCTGTATTAAGATTAGTGGCAGAATGCAAAGCCGGTGGTATCAGAAAAAACTTGAAGATGGACAAGTAGAAGATCGTTGCTGCTATGAAGTATCTGCCTATTGGATGGAACAGATTAGCTCAAGCTCTGGAGGTGTAAGTGATGCAGAGTACTGTGACAAAGAAAGAGAGCAAGATCAGATATTACAATGACGGAATCACCAGAGTTACCGATGCATTATGGACAGTAAGCTGTCCGGAATGCGGACATGATAACTGGAGTCTTACATATGGATGGGTGTGTCCGGTTTGCGGATCAGTAAATGCAGTATATACCAATCCAACGGTAAAAATAAGCCCGTCCTCTTAGGCGAGAGGGCGGGCAAGTCAGCCAATATGCTAACGAAATCTGATATAAAAATCTTAGCATATAAGCGTCTGAAAGTCAAGAAAATAAGAGGTTTTGACCTCTTTTCCCGACCTTGTAATAGGTATTATTTCAACAACCATCACTTAGACAATTACATAATAGGAGTGTATATCTGTTCATGGCTAAGATTTATGATTATGATCCAGATGATATATACGACAGAGAAATCCTTGGAGAAGAGACACACGAAGAAAAGATAGAGCAGCTTAGAGGTAAGAATTATCAGTACGTGGTGAAAACGGTTGTGAGCGGACAAGTAGTAGAGAGTGAGATCTATCCGGTATACACCAATAAAAGGAATACTCCACGCAAGGATAAGGAGAAACCATCCAGAGGAGCACAAAGAAACTTAAATGATAAAAATGCTAAGAAGAAGATCACTCGATTAGTTAATGCGAATTTCACATCAAAGGATCTGGCGGTAACTCTTACTTATGCGGATCATTATCTTCCGACAGAGGAGCAAGCAAGAAAAGATATGCAAAACTTCCTCAGGAGATTGAAACGGTACCGGAAAAAGAATGGGCTTCCTGATCTGAAATATATCTATGTACTCGGTTGTGTCCCGGAGGGTAAGGCTACAAAGAAGGTTAGAGTTCATCACCATTTGATCATTAATGAAATGGACCGGGATGTAGTAGAGAGCTTCTGGGATAAAGGAAGAAGGGAAACAAAAAGATTACAGCCGGATGATTTTGGGTTCGAGGGTTTGGCTAGATACATGGCGAACCAGAACTGCGGATCCAAACGATGGTATGCTTCTAGGAACCTTCAGCAACCAAAGGTATATAAGAGCTATACCAAATTATCAAAGCGAAAAGCAGAGAAACTCTTTCGTATGGAGCTAGATCACGAAGAGACGTTTGAAAAGATGTACAAGGGCAAGTATAAATTTACTGACTGTAAGAGGTATGAGAGTAATTTCACTGGAGGATTTTATTTATACTGCCACATGATCAGAAAAGATTGAGAAAGGATGAGAGATAGTGGAGGTAACGATTTATATTGATGCATACCATACGGGACACCTCAAATATGGTACAGGTACATACAATATGCTCCTGGAGTATATCACAGATAAGGGACCGGTAACGAAGCAGGTATACGGAGGGATCAGAAAGACAACAGCGAACCGGACAGCGGTTGCTGCCTGCATAGATGCCTTGGAGCAAATTGTTCTACCATGTGATATTGAGATAGTAATCAACTCGGAGTATGTGACACAGGCTATTAATTCAAATGAATGGTTTAAGTGGATGAATACCGGTAAGAACGCAAAGGGGAAGCCGGCCAAGAATATGGACCTATGGCAGCGGCTCTTTGAACTGGTAGACAAGTATCATGTGACATTTGAATATGCAAAGAGCAATCAATATACGCTGTGCATGATATCAATGGCCAAGAAAGTAAAGATTGAATTTAAGGAGGATGAAGGCAATGTTTGAGATATTTGGAGAATTTAACTCAGCTGAGGAAATCAATCAGGCGGCAGAAGGACTTCTGGCCGAAGGTGATAAAGATAATATCCTAAAGCTGGCAGTTGAGAACGGACTTGATAAGGAATTTGCGCAGGCTTACATCGATGGAGATATTCCGGTGTTAACGGATCCTCTTATGGCAGCAGTCGGAAAATTGGAACTAGAAAGAAAGAATGTCAAGGGAAGAGTTGTGATAGGCATCCTAGATGATCTTGTGAATTATTTAATGACATCATGTTCAACTGAAGAATTTGCAAAAGCCGTAAGGATGAAAGGAAAGACTTTGCAGGGCTGTATTGATCACTGTGAAAAGAAATTGACTGAAGTGGCTCAAAAGCAAAGAAAAGGTAATGAATTTGTGGGACTATCCGTCCGGAATATGGATGTTTACTTAATGGAGAAAGAATACTATCTGAACTAAGGAGGAAATGGTATGAAAGCATATAAGGGCTTTGATAAAAATCTTAGATGCAGGGGATATCAGTTTAAAGAAGGACAGATACATAAAGAGGCAGAAGCAAATTGTGTACAAAATGGATTTCATTGTGCTGAAGATCCGTTGGACTGTCTTAGTTATTATCCTGATTGGAATAACTCGGTTTATTATATCGTAGAAGCTTCAGGAGATATTCATGAGGATGGATCAGATTCAAAAATATCTTGTACAGAGATGAGATTATTAAAAAAGCTGACAATAGAGGAATATGTTGCAGTAAGCATTAGATATATAGTTCAACATCCGACTAGAGAATGGAATAGCAGAGTAAAGAAGGATGAAGCTAGAGCTGATAATATCTTCGCCATTGTAAGAGGGAAAAACCCGATTGCCTCTGGAAAACTTGGTACGGTTCTTGGATATGCCAAAGAAATTAAAAAGGGAAATCTGATTGAGTCAATATCAGTATTTGTGGTAGATGGTATAAACTTTTTCCCAGGTGAATGGTACGACGTGGAAGGAAAGAAGGTGGATTATGAAAAAAGAAATGCTACTAAAACTAAGAAAGCTTGAAGCTACACCGGCAATGATGAAGCTGGCGAATGAAGATAAACCGGAAAAGAAAAAAATATATCAATGGTCAGATCAGAAATGTGAGGTATACAAATATGGATTATACATGAGGTGTCAATATTTGAATGGCATTCTCAAAGTATCATTCTTTCTCGCTAATTTAATGAGACTTGGTTTAAGATCCTCCGTATATGACCTATTCATAAATAAAGCTTCAGGAGAATTTATTACCTACGATCATGAAAACAAGCGGTGGACAGAAGCAAAGTTGGATATGCTTTTCTGGCCGGAATACGTCAGGCACTCTGGTAAATGGATCAACAATGATGGGACTAATAATATCAAACGTTATCTTGATGTCAAGAATGGAGGGTTTAAGGGACTACTAGATTATCAGTTGCAGGTAAGAAAAGATCAACTGATTCGCAGACACCGAAGAGAGACAGACCCGTGGGATCTAGCAATGGAGCAGATACCGGAGAAACCAAAGGATTGGGATAAATGGGTTGATAAAGTTGGCTTGACTTCAAATTTTATTTTTTATGATTATAAAAAGGGTGGAGCGACAGAAGGATACTGTTCCTGGTGCGAAAAGACAGTTCCGGTCAAACAGCCAAAAAATAACAAAACGGGGAAGTGCAGCTGCTGTGGGCATGACATTGTATATAAGTCCACTGGAAAGGTCGGAAACAACTTCTATACTGATACAGAAGTTATGTATCTGCTACAACGTTGTGAGGATGGATTTGTAGTAAGGGAATTCTCCGGATACCGGCATTATAGAAATGGAGATTATAGAAAACCAGAAATAACATACTTTGAAAGACGCAGGGTTATATACAATGACCAACTATATCCAAGTGCATATTATTATGGTGAATATAAGCAAATGGAAAGCAGATGGATGGCCACAAATCCAGCATCATATTACTACTCATCAAATAGAGGAAAAGTATATGGTAAAACAATACCTTCTCTTTCTCAAAAAGAATTGAGTAGGACTGGGTTACCAGAAATGATCAAAGGGATTGAGAAGCTTGATCCGGAATCCTACCTTTTGGCATTAAGATATGATAAATATCTAGAACAGATGGCAAAAGCAGGTCTGACAAGATTAGCATATGACATTGTAAGACGGAAAATTGACTTAAAAGTAAAATTCACCGGAGAACTTCACAAGATGCTAGGGATTGACAAGCAAAAGCTCAAGCGGATCAGGAAGAATAACAGTGGGCATATATTTATGGAATGGATGACATACGAGACAAAACATAAAAAGAACGTACCGGATGAGGTAATCGCATGGTTTGAAAAGGAGGATATTCATCCGAACAATCTAAACTTTATATCAAATAATATGAGCGAGGTCAAAATTCATAATTATCTGAAGTGTCAAATAATAGTTACAGGTAAAAAATCAAGAGAGTTAATAACTACTTGGAAAGATTATCTGGACATGGCTAAGAGACTGAAAATGGATGCAAATAATGAACTTATTTATAAACCGAAGAACTTAGTAAAAAGCCATAATGACATTGTTCTAATGATTGAAAACAAGGAAGCAGCTATACAGGCAGGTGAAATAGCGAAGAAGTTTTCGAAGGTTGATAATATTTGCATTGAAAATAAGGCTAAGTATGAATTTGAAGATGAAAACTATGCCATTGTTGCTCCCAGGGGAATTGAGGACATCATTGTGGAAGGAAAGATATTACAACACTGCATGGACAAAACAGACCGATACTTTGACAGGATTAATCAACGGGAATCATATATTTTGTTCTTGCGGAAAAAGGATGATATCAAGAAACCATACTATACATTAGAAGTTGAGCCAAACGGTACCATACGTCAGAAGCGCACTCTCGGTGATCGTCAGAATCCTGATATTAAAGAAGCTGCAAAGTTTTTAGAAAAATGGCAAAAGGAAATCCAGAAGAGATTGACTAAAGCAGATCAAAAGCTTGCAGAGAGCAGTAAGAAAATGCGGATCGAAGGATACCGAAAACTAAGAGAGGATAAAGTAAGAGTTAGGGGTGGAATTTTTGCCGGTGAACTCTTAGCAGATATTCTTGAAGCTGATCTTATGGAAGCTGAGTTTAGCGAAAAGAGGTGTGGATAAGAATGGGTGGACATGATCATCACATTGTATTCCGCTCCCAGAGAGGGCTTGATATTGAAGATAATATGATTGAATTATCCTATGAGCAGCATTTAGGAAACAATAGCCCTCATATGAACAAGGAGGTTAATCTGAAACTTAAAAAAGATTTACAGAACTATTATTACGAACGGTTTCCGGATGATGAGTACTCAATATCAGAGATAGCCATAATTCTGAAAAAATCGGAGAAATACATAGAAAAGCATTTTCGAAAGGTAAAGAATTTCGCGGGTATATATAAGCGAGACGAAATCATCAAGAAACTGATGGGTGGAAAATTTTATTAGGAGGCAAGATTATGGTAAGTGATGAAGTAATGGAAGTGGTCCAAGAGCAAAGTTATGAGACGATTAAAGGAATACTTCGCGGAAAACTGAGTAGTGTAGCGGAAAGCTTTGTTAGCATTGGATTTCGCCTGAAGCAGATCCGGGATGCAGAGATGTACAAGGAAGATGGGTATAGAGACATATGGGAATTTGCAGAGCAAGAGTTTAGTCTCAGTCAAGCCAGTACATCGAGATTTATGAGTATCAATGATAAATACGCGGTAGACGGGAATAGTCCTCTTCTCTTACCTCAATTTGCAGGGTTTGGATGGAGTAAATTGTCTGAGATGTTATCATTGACCGATGAACAGCTTAAGTTGGTATCCGATCGGACAACCAGAGTGGAAATTCGGGAAATTAAGAAGATGAATACGGAAGAAAAAGAGCCGGAAAATGAAGTTTATGCGCATGCGCATGAAACGGAGGAAAGCCTTGATAATACTCAATCCCAACCTCATTTTTCAGAGGGTGAAAATTACCGTTTTCCGAATGCAAATGAACTACTCACCGACTTCTTCCGACTGAAGGATAAAAGACCGGTGATGAAGGATCTCGCAAGGCTTATGTTAGGGAAGCCAATCGATAAAGAGAGTGGGCTTAAGGCAGCAGAGCTGATCAATCCTTCTGGCCATTTGATGTATCGAAAAGGAATGGCGATCCTGATGTTTGAAGAAGATCATATCAAATACAACAAATTTGGTGGACAGACTATAGACTTTACATATATGGATTTTCTGCATGATTTGTTAATGGTATTCGATATGTCAATGACAGATCCATGGGTGGCATTCTACGGAGAACCGGTACCGGATCCTATTCCTGAGCCGGTGGTACCGAAGCAGCAGATTAAGCCAATTGAACAGAAGCCGGAACCGGTGAAGGAAAGCAAGCCTACTCCTAAGCCAGAACAGAAGAAGCCGGAGCCTGTGAAAGAAGAAGCTTCTCTTCCTGGGCAGATAGAGATTAATGATTATCCAGAGGTGGTACCGGAGCAATCGGATGAAGATAATCAAGAAGACACTTCATGGCAGCAGGATCAGGAAGAACAATCCGTGAATGAGCCTGAGGAACAATTTGAGGTAGTAGAGGCTGATATCGTTCATTCACAGGAACCGGTAGCAAAGCCGGAGATTGAAGTAAGATACGATGAAGCAACCGGTGAGGTTGAAGTTTGTTTGGATGGTAAGGGAATTAAACTGATCCGGGTAATAGATACCGGTACCGGAGAGAGTTGGGAAGTAGCAATCAATCAGTAGTTTAGAGCCATTTAGTATACATATCACAATGCTTCTGAATGGCCATGTCATAGCTAATCCCGGAGGCTGAGACCTCCGGGGGAAAGGAAACATAATGAATAGAATTACATCGGTTACAGAAGATGCTAAAGAAATGGATATGCTCCAGCTGGCATATAATAAAGTCTTTATGAAGGATGGATGGGCATGGTACAGGGATTATGATAGAGAAATTCCGGTGATCGACCTAATAAAGGAGATAATACATCATCACAATTTTGATGCTGAGTTAATTTGTGCTGATCCGGATGAATTCGGAGATATCATGATGGATAACCTGCAGTATGGTACGGATGGTATTGACGGAGTGATAGCAATATTGTATCAGACATTGTGGGCAATGACTGATATGAGAGAGCGATTAAAAACATATGAGGATACTAGCTTAGAACCAGAGGAAGTAGAAGATCTTAAGAATTCAGAGGACTACTGGCACCGAGAAGCAATCAAATGGGCAGCGCGGTTAGGAGAGAATAAAATCAAATTCCGTAATCTACTCAATCAATTCGGAATTCCAGAGGATGATTTCAAGGATGATGAGTTAGAGAAGTTTTTATATTCCAACCGGCAGCAGGATTAATATAGGAGGATGCAATTGAAAACCCAAGAGACAATTGATATTGAGAAAAAATTATATTCCAATACAGTAAGAATGGGTGTGTATGGAGCATTCGAGGTTACATTCGGGAGAGAAAGGGTTGATTACATAACAGTGGACCGTAAAGGGATTTGGAGAGCTTACGAGGTCAAAGTTACGAAAGCTGATTTTCATTCTAAGGCTGCTAAGAGCTTTATCGGTAATTATAACTATTATGTTATGCCGGAATGGCTGTATGAGGAAGTGAGAGCGGAAATACCTACTCATATAGGAGTAATGGATGGAGTTAGTGTATTAAAGAAACCTAAGAAAGTACCATTATCATTACCTGTTGAAACGTTGTTTATCAATATTGTATGTGCTCTTAATCGGGAAGCTGATAAATATTATAACAATCAGGATGAGGATATTATTGCAAAATATAGAAGAGCATTAGATAGACTCGAAAAAGAAAAGGATAAGAACTATAAAAATATGTGTGAGTGGATGGACAAATATTACAGACTTAAGGAAAAAGTTGAGAGCAAAGAGTCTAACCTATTTTCCACAGACACCTGGTAACATCAAAAATAAGCCTAACTGCCTTGATCATACCTAAGTCTACATAATCACAATCAAATATAAACTCACCTTTGTTTTCCTTGAAGACTTTAATCTCTTTGATATTAAACCGGTAGCGCATACCATCTATTTCAACACCAAAAGAAACAGGTCTAAATTCACCGACAGTGTTATAAACAGCTGTAACGCAGATAGATAGTCCGGATCTCAAAGTATTACGGTTTGTATAGGGACGAAAGCCAAAGGCAGTAGGCATAGTTATCACCTCATTAATATTTATTGACAGTTTATAATTATAGAACATTTGTTTGTATTTTGCAAGAAGGGAGATATAGGAACATGGCAATATTGAATTATACAACGACCATAGATGCATTTAAGACGGTATCTGAGATCGAATACATATTGATGAAGCATAAGGCTAAATCAATCATGAAGGAATTCAATGGAGAAAGTATCACAGGATTATCCTTTTTGATTGATACCGGATTTAATCAAGTACCAATAAAGATGCCGGTCAAGGTTAATGAATGTTTAGCTGTTCTGAAGAGAGAAAAGCGAAGTGGTACAAGAACGATAAAGGATACCAAAGATCAGGCTGAGAGAGTAGCATGGAGAATTCTGAAGGATTGGATAGAGGCTCAGATGGCACTATTGGATATTGAGATGGTTCGTATGGAAGAGATATTCATGCCTTACATAGTTGATGCAGCCGGCCGGACACTGTATGAGAAGCTGGAAGAGAAGCAATTTCTTCTGACAACTCAGGAATAGGAGGAAGTAATTTGACACTAAATGAAATTAAGGATGGAGTAATGGCACGTTTTGTAGCCGGGGAAGAGGTAACCATCCGAATAATCAACGATAAAGGAAAGACAACCGGTACATATAAGGCAACAATAGATAGGTTTTGCCCTTCCCATATAAGCGTATTTCATAACAATTATTATGAGAGCTTCTCCTATTGGGAATTCATGAAGTATGCAGTAAAGTACAATCAGAAGAAGAGATCAGGAGAAAAGCCGGCTAGGGTAAGAAGATCAAAGTACGCGTAGTTGATAAGGTAAATTAAGATTTAGCTCATTGAGCGGAAAGAAGGTAACTATGAAAAAAGCAATAGAAATTCAACAGGAAAATGCAAAAACTCTCTTTGAACTTATTAAGGAGAACCCAGATTTACCAATTGTTCCTATGGTAGCAACGGAAATCGCTGCTAGTGATGATTACTCATACTGGATGGGTAGTTGGGGTAAGGCAGAAATAGATAGTTACACTTGTCATGATGATCATATGGTTTATTTATCAGACGGAGTTAATGATATCTTTGATGATGTCCTAGAGGATACACTGGAAATACCGGACGGATTGACAGAAGAGGAACAAGATAAATTTATCGAAGATGCGGTTATGGGGCTCGATTGGACAAAGGCAATTATTGTTAGAATTGAACTTCCATAATAAGCTCATTGGAGCAGAAAGGATTTATATGGTTGAGGGTAAGCTAAGAGTTATTCAAGGTGGAAGCGTAACATTCTGGTATCCCGGGTGTAAAGAATACCATTCAATACATGTTGAAGGATCAGAACATCCAGTATGGAGTTTCAATGGTGATTATGAGAGTCCAACGTTTACTCCATCAGTATTAGTCTGAAGCGGTCATTATGTACCAGGAGCAAAGAGTGATGATTGCTGGTGTAACTTCAAGGAACGTTTTCCAGAGGAAGAGGAACCACCTTTTAAGTGCGGCATATGTCATAGCTTTGTTACCAATGGAAAGATACAGTATCTCGGAGATTGCACCCATGAATTAGCAGGTCAGACAATCGACATGGTACTGCCAAGTGAGTGCTAAACTGAAAAATTTATAATTGTACATTGAAAACTGAATATTGATAGTTGATAGTAATAACTATATAATGGACGTAGGAATAACATTAGAATAGGGGATAGATATATGAATGCTGTTATAGGTGCAATTATTGAAAATATGAAAAACATAGAAATAATCTTTGAACCAACTATTGAAGCTTTCGTAAAAGACACAAAACACACTGGTGATAGCAAAGAAGTGACTGTTGCAAATTTTATTGGAAGCTTCTTCCCAAGTTCATATGCTATAAAAAAAGGTCCTATCTATAATTTGGAATCTAATTCTCAAGAAATTGATTGTGTAATTTTGGCTCCAAATCATCCACTGCTTTTAACTCCTAAAAGGGAAGTGATTTTAGCTGAAGGGGTATATGCTGCAGTCGAGGTCAAGCCAGATATTACAACTTTAACTAATAAATCAGAATTCCATCGCGCATTATTACAAATACAATCAGTGAAAAAACTAAAAAGAACTTTACGTCTTTTGGATACTGGAAGTGTTCCTGATGAATTACAAAGAATACCATCAGTAATATTTTCAAAAAAATCAAGAACAGCGATTGAAACTATTGAGTATATGAAAAGAAGTATAAAAAGTGAAGCTATTGCACCATTTGAATTACCAGATTTAATTTTTACAATGGATCATGGTTTGATTTATCATACTACTCATATAGAGAAAACTATTTTTACCGAATGGGTAAAACAATATTCTTCTTCTTATAATGGAGAAAGGTTTATACATATAGATACAATGGGTGAAAATAGCTTGACGATGTTTTTAATAATTCTATTAAGTTTTAGGCCACCTGAACCTACGATATCTAATCATATTATTTTAGAATATTTAAAGGATTCTATTAGTGTCCCATTTCATGTGATGATGCCTTAAATGTTTATGAACTACCAACTATCAGTATTCGGTTGGTAGTTTTTTATTGCGACAAACTGAAATTTAGCTGCATGGCAGCAGAAAGGAATAACAATGGCACAGAGAGATATTATCAGACCAAAGGTTACATATCACAATGCTACAGACATGGCCTATTATCCAAACGACCTAAAGACTGAATTGCAGTGGAAAAAGCTCGGATATA